ACTGGAGTAATTATTGCTCCAATGGGAGCCACATCCGCTCAAGCCTTTACATTTGCAGCAACTTCACCAACAATGGTTGAGTTAGCATTCCCATCATTCTCAGCATCCATATCACACTGGGGAACATCGGTAATCATGGACGGTAACTTTGATGAAGATAAGTCTCTCGTGTTTACATACGGACAGAGAACTGGAAACTCTATTCCAGCAGGACAATCAAGAGCACTATTTGCAATCCGTGTAGCACCTTCAGTAGATAATGGTATTGCTGCAGCATTCGGACAAAGAGAACTAATTAACCGTATGCAGCTTACACTTAAAGCACTAGATGTTACAACGTCTCTAGCTAACGCTAACCTTCTTGTAACTGCAGTTCTAAATGGAGTTCCATCAACAACAAATGCATGGACTAATGCGGTAGGAAACGTAGCAGGAGTAGCAAACTCATCACTAGCACAGATTGTAGATTATCAAGGTAGCTCAACCACTTTATCTGGTGGAGAAACTACTGCAGGTTTCTTCGTAGGAACTGGAGCTAACTCAATCGATCTGTCAAACGTTAGAGATCTTGGAAACTCAATTGTGGGTGGAGGATCAGTAAACTCAAATACAAACATCTACCCAGATGGTCCAGACACACTAACAATTGTTGTTGCAAATCTTGGTTCAACAACAGCTCCAGTGTTCGCAAGACTATCCTGGACTGAGGCACAGGCATAGGAAAACATAACAATGTCTATTACTAAAGGAAAGTTTCCCTACGAAACAGATTTGCAGGTTAAATCATTATCAGTTTCTGATAACTGCGGTCTTTCTGGAATAACAACATTTTCTGGAGTAGTAAAGTTAAGTGGAACACTTGACAGCACATTGGGTAATATTCAGTTTATAGATGGGGTACAGTCAAAACAAGGTACCCCGTCTATAACACCTATATATACTAAATTTTTTAATTACACATTAAGTAATTTAAATGAAAGAGATTCCATTATCGATATGAGAATGACTGTTGCAAATACAGTAACCATTCCAGCAGATACGGTTATCAATTTCCCAGTTGGTACTACTCTTGATATTTTACAAACAGGAGCAGGACAAACTACGGTTCAAGCAGGACCTGGTGTAGTATTAAACTTTACTCCAGGACAAAAGTTAAGATTTCAATGGTCAATTGCAACAATATTAAAAAGAGATGCCAACACTTGGCTTTTGTTCGGAGACTTGACAGCGTAAGAAGGGTATTTAAAAAATGGGTAAAAAGACGGGTAGAAAAGCGCAACTTTCTGGAGATTTTGAATATCCAGTACCACCAATAAATGTAGTTGCAACAGATGTAGGAACAAATAGACCATATAACAATGGGGCTATAAATATTACTTTTGAATACCCAACAGGCCAATTGCCTATTATAAATTACACTGCAAAGTTTACTCCTAATACTGGATCAGTAACTTATACAGATTTTTCTGCAACATCCCCAATTTTAATTACTGGAATACCTTCAGGACTAACTGGCTTTGTAACAGTAAATGCAACAAATGTAAATGGAACTTCTCAGGAGTCTACCGCAACCGCCCCTCTTTTAGTTACAACAGTTCCACAATCACCAAGAACAGTTACAGCAGTATCTAACACTACAGGTCCAGGCCATAGCACAGAAGGTACACAAACCACTACACCAGGACAACGTGGACAAGATATTGTTTCATGGGGGCACCCAGCAACTGGTGGAAAAGATATATCAAAATATATAATTACATCTTCAGATTTAACTACACAGCCAGGCGGACTAGCATCACCATATGAAGCTAATTTCCCAGCAACATCTATAGCAATTAGAGAGACTATGGCAAGTGCCCAGATATATACAGTAAAAGCAGTAAACGCAAATGGAACTTCTTTAGGTTCTGCAACTGGTGAAGTTACAACATTCTTTTCACCACCAGCTTTTTTCTCCCCACCAAACTTCTTTGCGCCACCTAACTTTTTTGCGCCACCTAACTTTTTTGCGCCACCTAACTTTTTTGCTCCACCAAACTTCTTTGTGCCGCCAAACTTCTTTGCGCCACCACAATTCTTTGCGCCACCAAACTTCTTCGTGCCGCCACAGTTCTTTGCGCCACCACAGTTCTTTGTGCCACCACTATTTTTTACACCACCAAACTTCTTTACACCTCCACTATTCTTTAGCCCTCCAAGATTCTTTTCACCTCCAGGGTTCTTTAGCCCTCCAAGATTCTTTTCACCTCCAAGATTTTTTGCACCTCCAGGATTCTTTGGCCCTCCAAGATTCTTTGGCCCTCCAGGATTCTGTATACCAGCAGATACGGAGGTGCTTACTAAGGACGGATACAAAAAAGCAAAAGATATAAAGATAGATGATATTCTTTTAACCGCTTATTTTGATAATTTGCCAGAACATTCTTCTAACTGTGCACAAGGATACATAAGCACAGACTGCATGATTCAAGTTGCTTCATGGAGAGATTCTAATTTAATTAATCAAAAAACATTAGAGTCAAAGGTTACAAATATATTCAAGGAAACAAAATCATCAGTTGTAAGAATTAATAACAATCCTAAATATGATTTGTCATTAGTAGAACAACCTGTGATAAAAAGAGGCAATGAATATATGCTTCCAGAAGCAGCTAACCTAGAAATTGGCGATGAAATATTTAATTACGATAACCCTTCTGATCCAATAGTTGTTGAGTCCTTGGATCTTGTAGAAAAAGATACAGACGTATTTTTATTCTACAGAGAACCGTGGGGACTTCTTGTGGCAGGATCAATGCTTGCATATAATGGATGCGAAACTTACAGCGAGATAGATCCAAATGATGTGGACCCTCATATTGCTGAAAATCCACACAATGAAGAAGAGTCGGACGCAGAATTTCAGGATAACTAATCCTTGACTATATTACGCAAAAATGCTATTCTTTAATAATGATATACAACAAAAAACAGTTGTACCCTGGGATATGGGTATATCCTAATTCTTTTCCAAAAGAACTTGATTTAATTAATCGTATTGAAGATTGCGTATCCAGCAAAGAAACTGACTGGAATAGTGCAACTGTTTGTTTAGAAGAGACAGATAAAACATACAGGGATGCATGGGACTTTAAGATCTCTGCTCTTGGAAAATCTCACCCACTTTACAAAGATATTTATAATTGCCAAAAAGATGCAGTTGAAGATTTTTGCAATATGTATTCAATTAAAATGGATTTTTGGGAATGGACTAATGTAGTTAAATATTACCCTAATCAATTTTTTCAAGAGCATGCAGATGACGGGTGGTCATATAAATGTGCCGTATCTTTAGTCGGATATCCAAATGATGGTTATACTGGCGGTGGGCTATATTTTCCTAAATTTAATTTACATATAACACCAGAGATAGGGGATTTAGTTATATTTCCTTCCTCTTTTATATATTCTCACGTAGCTCTTCCAGTTGAGTCAGGAGTCAAGTATTCTTTTGTTACCATGCTAGACTACAATGATGATGCCCATACCGAAGAATATGATAGAATGATAGATAACAAACACAAGGGGAAAAAATAATATGCTTCCAAATGCAGAAACTATATATCCAGGAATTATTGTATACAGAGACGTCTTTAAAAAAGAGTACAATCTGGCAGAAAGACTAGAAAAGGTTTTAGAAAAACAAGAAAGCAAGAAGCACTGGAACCTGGCTCAAACAGGCTTTGATACACTAAATACAGATTATCGTGATGCCTGGGATTTTAAAATTAAAGAAAATGACGGCGGATCCCTAATGTATGGCAATGGAAATCATGTTCAGCAAGAAGATCTTACAGAGGATGAAATAGAGCTAAGACAGATATGGAGAGACTCAAAAGGAGTACAGCTTAACGCTGTAGCAGATTACATGAAAATGTTTCAGCTTCCACCCTTAAACTATTGGGAATCTTTTAACTTTATTAAGTATGCAAAAAATCAACACTTTAATGTCCATTCAGATCACGGATATTCATATGTGTGTGTGCTTTCATCAGTAGGTTATATTAACGACGACTACGAAGGCGGAGAGTTGTTTTTCGATAAGCTTGGCTTAAAGATTAAACCTAAAGCTGGAGATCTATATCTTTTTCCTTCTTCTTATATTTATTCTCATGCAGCAATGCCAGTAAAATCTGGAACTAAATATGCAATTGTTACAATGTTAGATTATCAAGAGGCTCCACACACACCTCTTTATAGAGAAATAGAGGCAGGCTATGAATATAACCATTTTACCGAAGGTAAAAAATTTATCCCAGCAGAACAAAGGGATAATTAATTGATTAAGGTAACAGCATATGATAATTTGCAAGATACAGCTAACATAGAGCCACTCTCTGCAAAAAGAGATTGGATGGACCAGACGGAGCATAATCATGCATACAGGTGCTTTCCACTAACTCTAGCAAATCAATTAGGCTGGGGAATATCTTTTCCAGAAGATATAACTTTTATGTGGGATGGAGTAACAAGTACCTATCCACATAATGTTCAGGTTTTACAAGGACAAAAATACTGCGAAACTGGTAGAGGTCACTCAACAATTAATTTTAAAACAAATCTAACTTTTGAAACAGAAAGTAATTACACATTGCTATCTTTCCCAGTTCCAAATATGTTTGTTGATGGAGCCCAGGCCGTAACAAGCTTACTAACAACATCTTTTTTTGGTAGCCCATTGCCAGTTGCATGGAAGATTACAAAGCCATACGTTCCAATCACAATCAAAGCTGGACAACCAGTAATTGCAATTTTGCCAATATCTTTAACAGAGCTAAACAACTCTACTCTTGAAGTAAAGGATATAAGGCATATGCCACAGCCACACTTTGAGAATGTTCCAACTTATGAAGGAGCAGTTGCTGCAGCTAAAGAGGCGGCAGAAAAACAAATTTGGACAGACTACTATAGAGATGCCACAGACTATCTAGGAAATAAACTAGGATCTCATGAAGTAAAATCAATTAAGCTGAAAGTCAATAAATACAAATGAAAATTGTTTTTAATTCAAATAGACACTATAACAATAAAGATCTTGTTCCAAGCCCTACAAAAAATGTTATGCCAGGATGGTTTAAGAATGCTAGCAAGTACTGGAAAGATTTTGAAGGAAATGATGTAGTCGGTCCTCCAGACAATCAAAGAGGCCCAGGCTTTAAAGCCTGTCCAGCCTTACATGATATTTTTACGACAGGATATATGCTTACAACACCATGCGACATTAATGTTTTTATAAAAGACGGATACACATTAGTGCAAGCAGAGCCAGGATTTGATGACTTTGTTTCAATTCGTTCGCACATGGGAGAATTTCATTATCCAGAAGGATATTATAAATTTGTTTATCACTGGTATCCAAATTGGGGATTTACCCTTCCAGAAGGGTATAGCGCTTTAGTTGTACAGCCTATTAATAATTTTGAGCTGCCTTTTTTAACGGTAGGCGGTATAATTGATAGTGATAGGTATGCCCCGCCAGGGCTAATGCCATTTTTTATTAGAGATGGCTTTAAAGGAATTATTCCAAAAGGAACTCCCTATGCACAAATAATTCCAATCAAAAGAGAAGAATGGAAATCAGAGTTTAATTTGTATACGTATCAAGAAATGCAAAAAAGACACAATGACCATGTGGCCATATATAGAGCAAATACTGGAGTATATAAAAAAAATACCTGGGTACCCAAGAAATATGAATAGGAAAAATAAATGGAAAACACTGTAGAGAACCCTTCGGATATTAGAAAGCACAGAACATCAATCACGCCTTCTGGTTATTTTGGCAATGGTAAAGAAAACATTGTTGAAATAGAGAACTTGTTAACGGAAGAAGAAAACGAATACCTTTTAAATTTTATTAAAAATAATGAAGTTTGGGATCAGGGCCAAGATGTTAAAAATGAGAATGGAACAATCATCTATCAACACAACGTATGGGCAAACCGTGTTGCAACAAGAAAATCTTTAGATGAGTCAGATCCAGCTGTTTCAGTAATGCTAGAGTCAATAATTGAAAGACTAAGAGTAATGATTGAAAAGCATTTTAATGTAGAGGTAAAGCCTACAGGCCCATGCCTTGTTAGATGGCCAGTTGGCTCTATGCAGTGGCCACACGCAGATAAAGAATTGCACGAAGGACCAGATAAGGGAACTGCAAACAATTTTCCATGGTATGACATTGGGACAGTAATCTATTTAAATGAAGATTACGAAGGTGGTAGATTGCATTTTCCAAAACAAGAAATTGCTTTTAAGCCAAAAGCTAGAGCGGCATATTTTTTTCCAGGTGATTTAAACTATATACATGGTGTCGATATTATTACAGAAGGAACAAGATACACCTCACCTTGGTTTTGGACTATAACTAAATTAGGAGAAAAAATAAATGGATAATATAGTATCAAAGACCCTGTATCCCAGAATTGAAATTTACAAAGGTTTACTTCCAGATCATAAGGAAATTTTTGATGTTGTAAAGTCTACAGAAAACATTGAAAAAGATTCAGATGAACATTATTTTGTTCCGTGGACTAGATGGAGCTCCTTTGGCACATACTCATCAACAAAATTTAAGGGTGCTATGGATAACCTACGTGGCAAAAATGAAACTTTTGACAAAGAGTATTGGGCTGCAGAAACAGTTTGGGATGCATATAATATTGCTCTTGAAGACTACATAAAGAAATATAATGTTGACCTTCCAGAAGGAGCAGAGCTCGGCTCATCATCATTTTGCAAATATTTTACTAACGTAGATTCTTTAAAGAATAATTTAACAATGCAGTATCACACAGATTTTAAACAAACAGATAAGGATGCTCCAGGAAATAAATTTTATATAACCTGTACGGTTTATATAAATGACGACTATGAAGGCGGAGAAATTGAGTTTTATGTTAATGGAGAATTTGTTCCCGCATACAAGCCAGAGGCAGGAGACATAATGGTATTTCCTTCTGGAGAAGGATACTATCATGGCGTAAGAACGGCGACTAAAGGAAATAAATATTTAATCAGAAACTTTATGGTTTATCCATATAAGGGGTCTGATGAATGGCTAGAAAACCAATTAAAATACGGTGCAACAAAATGGGCTGAAATGGAAAAAAGAAGAATGAGCCTAGATGTATATGGCGGGAACCTAGTATTTGAAAATGGAAAACTAAAGGTTCCAACTGAAAAAGAAATACAAGATCATATAGATTATATCGATAGTCTAGAAGATAAAGATAAGACGGAGTGCTAATGGAAATTGTATCGCTTAAGGATGATGTTTTTGTTGTTGATGGTTTAATTACAGAAGAAGAATGCCAAAAAATAATTGCTTATTTTGACGCAATTACCGACGCTGGTCATTTAAAGTGGAATCAAATTTCTTTTTACGGATCTCTTGCCATGGGCTACTGGCCTTGGGACGATAACCTACTTCTATTTGGCTTGCCTAAAGATTATTTTTCTATACTAAAAGAAAAAGTTAAACTAGCAGGGGAAACCTGTTTTAACAAAGAGTTATCAGAAGTAAGTTACCACGCACAAAAGTGGGTAATAGGAGCATTTGCAGGTTTTCACTCAGATAATACCCATGAAGACGGAAAGCCTTCCGCATTCTATAAAAGTAAATATGCAGGATTCCTTTATCTAAATGATAATTTTGATGGAGGGTTTTTAAACTTTAAACATCATGATATTGCAATAAAGCCAAAGCCTGGTAGACTTGCTTTCTTTAAAGGTGGATATGGCAACGAGCATGAAGTCACGATGGTTGAAAAGGCAGAAAGATATACAGTGGGATCGTTTTGGGATGATGCTGATGCAGTTTATACACCAGAACAAATAGCTGAGTGGGAAGCCGAACTTAAAGAAACAAGAGCAGAACAAGAAAAAACTTACGAAGAGTGGAATGATCTTAAGAAAAGGGGAACTCCACCAACACATAAAGGTAAGTATGATGCTTAAAGAAATACTTACTCCAGATATACATTACTATACAGAAGTATTTGACAACCCTGAAGAGTTAATAAAAGAAATTGAATTAATGGATCAATTTCAAGATATGGGCTCTCAGATAAGTAAATGGGAGCCATGGAATTCTTCATGCAAAACTGTTCAGTATGGTTATGAAAAAACAATCAATTATAAAAATGTTTTAAATAATAATAATAGAGACAGGCATAACTCTAAGTTTGCCAGTATGATTCATTATAGGGCAATACAAATAGCAGAAGAGTACGCTTCGGCACATCAAATAGATTTAGGGGATCTCCCAACACATTGCAAGATATATAAATATAACAATTCTACAGAAATGGGCCCACATACTGACTGGGATCCAGACTATAGCCCACAGCACTTGACAGGCACAGTTTCAATTGTTTTTTACTTAAACGATAATTATCAGGGTGGAGACCTGGCTTTTCCTAATGACAACCTTTCTGTTAAGCCAAAGCCTGGAAGCGCAGTCGTATTCAAGTCCCATGGAATTTTGCATGAGCCTTTGCCAACAACAGAGGGTACAAAGTATATGGTTGCAATCTTTTTCTTTAGAAAATAATATATAAAGGAAATAGGTATATAATAATAAGATGAGCTACCAACTTAAAGTAATAAACGATTACCCTATTGGCTTTTGGCCGCTAGACGAGCTGTCTGGCACTACCGCAACCGACGTTTCTGGATGTGGTAATTCTGGAACCTACACGGGGGCAATTTCTACGGGGCTTATTCCACTTGTTGCTGGCGGGGCAAATGGATCATTAATAACAAACACAAAGTACATTACTTTACCAGTAACCAAAGATTACTATGGATCTACCGCCGATGGTGGATTTGCAGATAATAACTCATCAGATAACGCATTTTCATTAGAAGTTTGGATTTACCCTAAAATTACTACAACTGGGTTAACAACTATATTTGCAGACTCAACAAATAATATCGGTATTTTTTACGAAAAGGGTAACATAGTATTTAAACTTGAAGCGGAAAGACTTGATTATACTTTACCCAATATTAGCCAATCTCATCATATTGTAGCCACGTATTCTATTACAGAAATGTCTTTATATGTAGACGGCAAATTTGCAGCAAGCAAATCTTTAAATAATTACAAGTTTACTAGCCCAACAATTACATTAAAACTAGGTCCAACAGGAAATGCGTCCGATTCATTCATTGTAGATGCTCCAGCAGTTTACAGGTATGCTCTTGGCTCAGATAGAATTTTAGAACATTATAATTATTCTGGCACTACTTCACCATTTCAAGTTTCTTACCCAGATAGCGGTACGTTGTTTGAAATATACGACGATAGCGTTAGCAAACAATTTAACTTTGCCTATCCAGCTAATAAGCCGCTAGAAATTTTTGCATCAGAAGATTTAACATATAACATCCAAGAGAAATGCCTTGAAATAAACAAAACGGACTCTGCAGCCTCTAAGAGCGTAGTTGTTGTAGATGCCATAGCAATTCCTGCAGGATTCGACTTAGACTCCTCTAAGATAGAGTGGAGCGGCGATAATGGGGTGTCTGTAAGAACTTCTACAGATGGAACAACATGGCAAGCCTGTTCTAATGGAAGAGCAATTCCTCAATTTAAATTAGGATCATTTAGTTCTGAAAGAACCCTTTATCTTGAGATAACATTTGCATCATCAGATACATCTAAATTTATTCCAAGACTATACAACCTACTACTTTGTTTCTATAAAGATCAGATCCTATATTCAATAAGCAACCCCGATTATATTTATACAATAGAGGGCACAGCTGGATTTGCCTCAAAAGATATTACGCTAGGACGAGTTAAATATCCTATCTTGTCCCGCCAAAAGCTAAATGGTGTGACAACAGCAGATGGGGCGGGATTTAAAATTAACACCGCAGAATCAATAAAGACAATAGAGTTATTTTTAACTCTATCAGACCTTACATCAAACTCTATTATATCAAGCACGGCAAATGGAGACTTTGTAGCAGCAGGATATTCTTGGGCTACTAATGGAACTATTACTAAATCTAATATATCTGCTATTTATGTTAATGGGGTAGATAGAACATCTCAGACAAATATAAGCTCTGTATTTACCCCAAACGAGCTTTATCATATTATAATTGTAACAAGTGGACCAATTACAGGCCAAATATTATTTAATCATTCAGCAACAGGTGGCCCTTCTAGCCTATATCAATATATCTCTTACTATCCATCTACATTTACAGCCCCTACCGCACTGTCTCATTACAACATGCATATTGGAAGATCTGCTACTGTAGCAGATGATTCGTCCATTACGTTGACAGAAAACTCAGTAGAGTTCTACGACAATGACTGGATTGTACTCCAAAACAAATAATTTGTCCTACTGGTTGACAAAAGCTGGACTTAAGCGGGAAGTAATGGTAAAATAAATTACTATGGATATCAACCGAATAAATTCTAAAATCCTTGAAGAGGAAACAACTCTTGGGATATATGTTTGGCAAATGCCAGATGGTAGATGGATTGGAGACGATGATGGCAATTTTCTTTCAGTCACGTCCAAAAAAGGAAATAGATCCAAGATCGATGCTTTGGCTAGAGAAGTTCGCTCATTCGGCATATATGAAGGCGGGCCTAAATTTCTTTCTGGAAGAAGAAAGATTGACGATGAAGAATTCCAACACCAAAAGCAAAGACTAGACTGGGGACTAGTTCCAGACCCACTAGATATTGGAAACTATAAAGACGAAATGAAAAAATTACGGGGTATAAAATGAGCGTAGAATTTCTTGATGAGGACAACTCAGAAAACATAATTAATATTTCAAACAATGCCGATTGGTTTTCTTTAAAGAAAGATGAAATTAGCAATGACCCATTTGCGGTAGGACTAGAAGATCTTAAAAAAGTAAGAGGTCTTGGAACATCTTTTAAGCGCAAGATGAGCAGAGAATTTTCTAAATCATTTACTGGTAGAGAAGAGACTGGCACACAGCAAAATTTATTAGCACAAGCAATTACTGGCTATGCTATGTTCGACCTAGTAGAACCTCCATACAACCTAGAATACCTTTCAAAGGTATATGAGATTTCAACATATAACTACGCTGCAATTAATGCTAAAGTTGCAAACATTGTTGGCTTAGGATATGATTTTATAGAGACAAAGAAAACAAATGACGCCATTGATTCACTTACAGACGACAAGTCACTTGAAAGAGCACGTAGAAAGCTAAGTAAGCTAAGGCAAGATCTGCACACATGGCTTGATACAACAAATGATGAAGATACATTTACACAAACACTGATTAAGGTTTTTACAGATTACGAAGCAACAGGCAATGGCTATATTGAAATTGGTAGAACGACAAATGGAAACATTGGATATATTGGCCACATCCCAGCAAAGACAATGCGTGTGCGTAGACTTAGAGATGGATTTATTCAACTGCTATACGGAAAGGCTGTTTACTTTAAAAACTTTGGAGACACAGAAACAGAGAATCCAATTGCTGGTCAAGAAGACCGACCAAATGAAATTATACATTTGAAGAAGTACACTCCGATGAATAATTATTATGGAGTGGCAGATATTATTGCAGCTCAAGTCTCTTTGGCAGGTAATGAATTATCTGGCAGATACAACCTAGATTACTTTGAAAACAAGGCTGTTCCAAGATATATTATTACAGTTAAGGGAGCAAAGCTTTCAGCAGAATCAGAAAGAAAATTGCTTGAGTTTTTCCAGGTGGGACTAAAAGGAAAGAATCATAGATCCCTATATATTCCACTTCCAGGAGATACCCCAGACTCAAAGACAGAATTTAAGATGGAGCCAGTGGAAGCAAATCCACAGGAATCTTCATTTAATGTTTACCGCAAATCAAATAGAGATGAAATCCTATTGGCCCACCGTGTCCCAATTAATAAAATTGGAACTCCAGAAGGAGTAAATTTAGCGGTAGCTCGTGATGCAGATAAAACATTTAAAGAGCAGGTTTGTCGCCCAGCACAAATGATTTTAGAGAAAAAATTAAATAAAATATTTGAGGAAAAGACAGACGCATTAACTCTTAAATTTAATGAATTAACCCTTACCGATGAAGATACTCAATCTAAAATCGATGAAAGATATTTAAGAATGCAGGTAATTACCCCTAATGAAGTTAGAATTAGAAAGGGAATGATTCCACTAGAAGGCGGAGACGACGTAGTAGATTTAAAGGCTCAGGACGCCGCAGAGCAAACAGCCCAGGCTGGAAATACCCGACAAAGATCCCAAAACCGACAGGCAACTTCCCCAGATAATTCTGGAGAAGGAAGAAATGCTAAGGGCGATGGAAGACAGGTTGACTAACTCTACTCAACTGTTATTTGCCTTTTTATGTATAAGTCGCTAAAATTAAGCATATGAATATTGAAAAGTCTTTGTGGTCAAGTCATGGCGACAACATCAGTTTATCGGTTCCCTTCACCAAGGTCAACCGTGAAAAAAGAACTGTATCTGGATTTGCCACACTAGACAATGTTGATCAAACAGGTGACGTTGTAACAGCAGAGTCAAGCCTGAAAGCATTTGAAAGTTTCCGTGGAAACATTCGTGAGATGCACGGATCCAACGCAGTAGGTAAAATGGTTTCATTTAAGCCAGAAACTTTTTACGATGCGACATCAAAAGAATTTTATAACGGAGTCTATGTAGATGCATATATTTCAAAGGGTGCACAAGACACCTGGGAAAAAGTTCTAGATGGTACGCTTTCTGGTTTTTCGATAGGTGGAAAGATTCTTGAATCAGACAACGAAGTTAATAAGTCAAACGGTAAGACTGTAAGATTTATTAAAAACTATGAACTAATTGAGCTTTCTATTGTTGATTCTCCAGCAAATGAACTATGCAACATTCTTTCTATACAGAAGGCAAACGGTGCATTGATATTTAAGGGAATAGCAACTGAAGTTACAACTGAAAATATTTTTTATTGCGAAGACAGCAATTCTGTTTTTATCTCAACAGAAAAAACATATGACTCTCCAATATCTGGAAAGCCAGCCACACTAATAGGCTGGGTTGAAAGTTCAGATGTTAATAAGTCAAAAGAGATAGATAAAATTCTTGATGCATATAAGCATTCAAGATTTACGTTGCCTGAAACACAAACAATTGCAAAACAGGCAAACGCAGAAGGAGGTAATGAAATGTCAGATAATACAGAAAACGTAGTTGTCGAAGATGTTGCAGTTGAGGCACCAGCCGAAGCAGTAGCAGAAGAAGCAGCCGTTGAAGATACAGCAGTAGTTGCAGATGATGCAGCTCCAGCTGAAGCTCCTGCAGAAGAAGCAGCAGCAGAAGACGTTCCTGCCGAGACTCTGGAAAAAGCAGCCGAAGTATCAGAAGATAAGGTTGATGAACCTGATTTTGCGAAGATGTTAGGCGATCTAAAAGGCTTTTTCTCAGAAACTCTAAATAAGGCATCTGAAGTAAATGCAGCACAAGTAACAACAATACAAGAGACTGTTGAAGCTTTCAGCAAGAGCGTAGATATCAAAATTTCAGAGTTGGCAGAACAACACACAGCGCTTTCAAACGCTGTAAATAACATCAAGAGCACGATTGATGGTGTACAAAAGCGTGTCGATGCAGTAGAATCAGAGACTGCAATTAAGAAGTCTTCAGATCTTGGCCGATCCGAAGAAGTAACAATCAGAAAATCTAAATGGAACGGTTCTTTCCTCGGTTCCGTAAACGAAATATTTAACTAAGGTAGGTATAAAATAATGAGCAATGAAACATTAGAAAAGGCCGTAAACGCTGGTACTCAGGTATCAACAGGATTCGGTTCAACAACTGGTGGAACAGGAGTACACGTAGCGTCAGAAAATGGCAACGGTGGACTTCTAAACCCAGAACAATCTGCTCGCTTCCTTGACTATATGTTCGACGCAACCGTAATCGGTAAGGTCGCACGTACAGTTCGTATGAAGTCAGACACAGCAGAAATTGATCGCATGTCAGTAGGCGAAAAGCTTATGAAGCTTGCGACAGAGGCAGACAATACTGCAGTTAACTCAGCAGTAACTTTCTCAAAGATTTCTTTGACAACAAAGAAGCTACGCATGGATTGGGAGCTTTCAACAGAGTCTCTAGAAGATAACATCGAAGGTGCAGATCTAGAAGATCACATTGCACGTTTGATGGCAACACAGGCAGGAAATGACATCGAAGATGTTATTCTTAACGGTGATGCATCTAATACAGGAGACGCTCTTTACAAGTCATTTGATGGCGTTGTAAAGAAGGCAAAGGCATCAGGTCGTGTCGTAGACGCAGCTGGCGCTAACGTATCACGTGAAGTATTCAACAAGGCACTTAAGGCTATGCCACGTAAGTACAAGCAACGTCGTGGAGACCTTCGCTTCCTTGCTGGATCAAACTTGATTCAGGATTTCCTATATGCTAACAGCATTGGAACAAATCAGACAATCCCACAGGATATCGCTTCAAGCGTAATTCGTGGAGGAGTTGCACCACTAGGTGGACCTGCAGGATATGTGGCACCATTCGCATTTGGTATTCCAATTGTTGAAGTTCCACTACTTCCAGAGACACAGACTGGAACACATTCAGGAGCCGCTGGTTCACATGGAGATATCCACTTGACATTCCCAAATAACGTAGTTATTGGAATCAAGCGTGACGTAACCGTTTACCGCTTCTTCGTACCACGTAAGGACACAATCGAGTACACAATGTATACTCGTGTAGGTGTTCAGATTGAACAAGCAGATGCTTGGGTAGTCGTAAAGAACGTTAAGGTTGCTTCTTAATTAATTAAGAAATAGACCCCGAAAGGCCCCCAATTAATTTTGGGGGCTTTTCATTTTAATTTAACAATGCTATAATTAAGGAACCTAACAAAGGAGAATATATGTCATTTGAGACATTGAAAGTAGCAGAACTCAGAAAAATTGCAGAAGATTTTGCAGTTGATACTGATGGACTAAAGAACAAGGCCGATATTGTTGCCGCTCTTGCCGAAGAGGGAGTAACATGGTCTGTTTACCAAAAGACTATCCAGGATATTGAAAAAGCGGCAGACGAATTTAGTGATGAAGCAGAAGAAATTCTTCCAAGATTTAATCCTGATTCTCAGCCAGAAAATACAATGCTAGTTAGAATGACTAGAGATAATTACAGGTATGATATTCTAGGTTTTACTTTTACAAAAGAGCATCCTTTTGTCGCAATGACATCAGAAGACGCTCAAGAAATTTTTGACAAGGAGGAAGGTTTTCGTTTAGCAACTCCAAAGGAAGTTCAGGAGTATTACGGCTAAACAAACCTAAATAAATGGCCGAGGTTTTAATAAAGAGTCAATCACCAATAACACATAAAGTTTTCTGGAATGGTGATGTTGCAAATGCAGACTCTCTTCCAACGGTAGCGTTGTATGACGTCACCTTAGATGTAGCTGTAAGTCCAACAATTAGTCCTACACAGCTGCTTGCCACGCTCACAGCATCCCTGGATGAAAACAACCCTGGTACATATACCGTCAATATTCCATATCAATTTACAGACAGAAGCAAAACTTTAAGATTAAGTTGGAATTACTCTGTAAATGGAACTACAGTAAAGCATGATGATGAAGTTTTTGTTATTACTCCGTACGTAGATTTTAATCACGTATCAGATTTAAATTTTAGCACAGACTCCTCTGACCCAAACTATAAGTCCTATAGAGATCTTATTTTGGCAGAAAAATATGCTCGAAAGATTATAGAGCAGCACACAGGACAGAGATTTTATTTAGAAGACGAAACTGTTGTTGTATACGGAGATAATTCAGATACCCTGCCATTGCCTTCAAGAATTCATGAATTGCATTATTTACACGCAAACGACATATTACTATTAGACAATATCAATGAAATAAATAATTGGAATTATGATGTTGTTATCAGTGAGAGTGCATACGGTATCAGAATCAATCGTGCTTCAATGATAGACAACACAGTTTATGTGGCAAATGGAATGATACCTCCAAGCATAAATGATTACAGCTATGGAGTTTTTCAGTCTGGAGTTCCATATAGAGTTCATGGAAGATTCGGTTGGGAAAAGGTTCCAGACAATGTCGAGCTAGCTGCAATAGAATTAATGAAAGACTATTTCTCTAAAGACAAAGTATGGAGAAATAAATATATACAGAGTATTCAGACTTTTGACTGGAACTTTAAATATGCAGATCAATCATTTAGTGGAACTGGAAACAACTACGCAGACCAATTGCTTTCAGACTACGTTCTATCAAGATCGGTAGTAATCTAAATGAATAACCTCATAGACTCCGTTCTGTCTATGACGTTAGACGTTTACAGACAGTTTGATACACAAAACGAAGACACAGGGGCTATTTTAAAAGAATGGCATTACTATAAAAGCGTATCTTGCCATGCCAAGGGTGTAATAGGTAACTCATCTACATCGGGTTCAGGAGACAAACAGGTATTTGGTAATAGATACACTAATGATCAAACTATTCAAGTAAGAACTGCTGAAAGATTAACTGCCAGAGAAAAGGTAACTAATATAAGAGATATTGACGGCAATGTAATTTGGGTAGAAATAAATTTTCCAACAGACACTCCAACAGTATTTGAAGTTATGGGCACTACTCCAATTACAGACCCATTTGGAAGAGTGGTTGCATATAACTCATCAATGAAAAGATCGGAGAACCAGGTAATTGGACAATAGCTCTCTACTAGTTACAGCAGCCAGCGGATTGCAAAAAGGCATGTCTGGTACTAAAGGCAAAATTTTAAAAGACAGCACAGTGGCACAAATATCTGCTGCAGTTTATTATCAAGCTCAAGTTGTGTCCAAGTTAGCAACAAACAAGGCATTTGAAAAGAAATTTCAGTCAGTTATATTTAATCAAATAGAACAAGACTTTGGATTGTATGTAGACTCTCAGGCAAGAGTAAATCCTAAATCTTTACACCATATGTACGAATGGAACAAGACGGGCAGCAAAAGCGCAAGATTGTTTAACCTTACAATGATGCCCGCAAGCGGTCTTTCATTTAAAATAGTATCTAATTTTTTGCCATCTAAATCATCCGTTCCAAATAATTTTGGAAAAAGAAAGCATGTGTTTATAAACAAAGCTTCTGTGATAGAAGCTGGAATGCCTCTAACAATCCGTCCAAGGTACGCAGAGCGCCTAGTATTTGAAACTAACACTGGAGTGGTATACATGCCCAAAGGGGCCTCTGTGACCGTTACAAGGCCTGGCGGAGGCAAAGCAACTGGAAGATTCCAGATAGCTTATGCACAATTTTTTACAGGCAATTTAGTAAACTTATCAATAAAAAAGTCGGGATTTCAAAAGATATTTAATTCATCATTAACTAAAGCAATGAGAGTCCCGTCTGATGTTAGAAAAGTTAAATATTCATTTAATGCTAACACATTAAATATGCAGGCAGAATCAGCAATTGCTTCAGCATTCGGAGGTGCAGCATGACAGATTATAAAGCAGATGTAATGATTGATTTAAGAAAATACCTTTGGTCGGAATTAAAGGCTAATGATATTTTTGTGGATACAGATTATTACTCAGATAATATAGGGCAAGAGATTGTCCCAATTATTCCTGTCCAGCAGTCTCCAGAAATGAACCAATTTTTAAGCGGTAAAAAACATATCGTCTATGACAAGATAGGCCTATCCTATGAGGAAAACTGGGCAATATGTTGTGAGCAAATTTTATTTACCATTTATTCAACAGATGTCTCAGAGATCAATGAAATCAGAAATCTTATGACAGACCTATTTAGAAGAATGGATGAATCGGCTAGGGATACCAACGCCTACTCTGGGATATCAAAAAAGTTTAAATTCTTTAGCATATTTGTTGCCGACATCTCTCCAACAGCCCCATCTGAAGAGCTGGCAGGATTTTTGTCTGCGGACGTAATCCTTGAGGTTAAATATGCAAGACATATAGACTCATCGGGCAGATTCCTATAGTTTGCCTTTTGGCGTATTATACTCTATTATTGGATATAGAGGGAAGGGCCTAGCCAGCCAAGATTTAAGGTTTTACATTTTTAAAAAAAATATATATATTTTGAAAACAGGAGGTACGAAACAATGGCATTTAACTCAGCCAAAAATATTCTTGTAGGAGCTTCACCGCTCTACATTTCAACAAGCGATTCAACAGTATCTGGTTATAAGGAAAACCTTTTAGACAGAGCAACTGGTGGAATTTCTTTCACAGCAAGAACAAAAGCAGCAGTAGCACTAGACGCATCTTCAGATGTTCGTAACGTAGGATTTACAAACAATGGTCTTCAGATCACTTACAACCCAACTTACGATTCAGTAACAGTAGATCAGCTTCTAGATACAGCAAAGCTTTTCAAGTCTGCTATGGAGGTTATGATTGCAACCGAAATGTCCGAAGGTACACTAGAGAACACTCTGGTAGTATTCGGTCAAGGAGGAGCAACACTAACTAAGGCAGGTACAGCAGGAGCTGCAACAGATGATTACCCAACAAAGGGTGCAACTGGCGCAGATGACAAGACTCTTACACTAGGACTTGAGGCAGGATCACTTGGTATTGCCCCAACAGAACGTCAGCTATTCGCAATTGGTCAAGCACCAACGCTAGCAACTACAACAACAGGTGAAGTAGACGCAGCAACAGAGCGTGTATATTATGCACGTCGTGTTCTTTCAGTACAACAGTCACAGTTCTCACTTGCACGTAACGCAGCAACAACTTTCCCAGTAACATTCCGTCTTCTACCAGACGCTAACTATAGCGGCTCAGAATACGGTAAGATTATTGACCGAGTTCTAGCTTAATTTATTTAAGCAAGAAAGGCCCCCGAAAGGGGGCTTTTCTATTTGTATAGATAATATCTATATGTTATAATAATTAAGACTAGATCCTAGGAGGATTAAATTGGCAACAACAGTATATAGCGTAGAAGAACTAACGCTTCAGAATGGCTCAACAGTTAAGCTGAAGCCTTTAAGTATCAAAGAGCTAAGAAAGTTTATGCTCGTATTACAAGCAGCAAGCGATTCAACAACAGAGGATCAAACACTCAATGTATTAATTGACGCAGTTGCAGTAGCACTTGAAAAACAACTACCAGAGTTGGTAGCAGATAGAGATGCACTAGAAGATGCACTTGACGTCCCCACAATTAATCGCATACTTGAGGTATGTGGTGGGATTAAGATGGACGACCCAAACCTTCTAGCGGCAGCGGTTCTGGCTGGTCAGAACTAGATTTAGCCGCTTTAGAGGGTGAAGTTTTTCTTCTAGGTCACTGGAAGAATTACGAAGAACTAGAAGACAGTCTTTCAATGCCAGAACTTATTCAAACATTGAAATCTTTTAAGAAGCAGAAGTCGGAAGATAGAAAGTTTACTGCAAGTCTTAAGGGAATAGATTTAGATGTAGAAGAGGAAGATTCAGTACCACAGGGAAAAACTTTTGACGATGTTAAAAGGAAAGCGCTTGGTATAGATGCTTCAGGTGATGATATAGTTTCCTTACAAGGAAGCCTGGCATCACAAGCAGGGTTCGGAATCGGAGCAGGTCTAGGCTACACAAAGGAGTAAGATAAAGATAAATGGCTGATGAAAATATTGTAACTAATATAGTTGCTAATGCAGATTTTTCAGGTCTTATTGCAGATGTCAATAAGGTCACAGCATCTTTATCAAAACTTCAAGCACAAATAATTCAATCAGACACAAGACTCGCAAGTCAAGTGGCTACAATGAACAGGTCTTTTGGTGAAAACCTAAGAAGAACTGGACAGTTTTCATCACACTTTGTTACCTTAACATCTGATGTTGAAAAGTTTGGCACCAACCTAGACAGGGGCCAGATGAAGCTGAAGCAATATTTTCAGACGTTTCAGCAACATACAAGGACACAAGGCGGGTTAATTAGAGATCTTGCTAAGCAGCAAGTAGCATTACAAAATGCAATCATTCAGCCGATGGGTAAAAATGCTCAAGGGCTTATGCAGTACAGCGTACATATCCCACAAGGACTTGATGCTGTAAAAAATAAAACTGCCTTAGCAAGACAAGAACTACAGATCATGAACAAGGTTGTTCAGGATGGAGGAGTTCAACTTATTAACTGGGGTAAAAATACTCAGTGGGCAGGTCGTCAGTTAACTGTAGGGTTAACGGTACCGCTTGCAGCATTCGGTAAAGCGGCAGCAGATGCATTTAGAATGGCAGATGCAGAACTAGTTAGACTTACAAAGGTATACGGTGGAGTAGCAGCAACTTCTGCAGCAGATCTTGAAAAAGTAAGAAGAGAAGTCACTCAAACAGCTAAAGAGATTTCAAAGGCATACGGAGTTTCATTTAAAGATACTATTACTCTTGCGGCAGACATTGCGGCTACTGGCAAGCAAGGCGATGAGCTTTTGCAATCAGTTAAAGAAACAAGCAGACTCGCAGTGCTTGGAGAAGTAGACAGACAAGAAGCAATGAAGGCCACCCTGGCAATTCAAACTACATTTAAACAAAACACAGAGCAACTTTCTGAATCCATTAACTTTCTTAACTCAGTTGAAAACCAAACTTCAACAAGTCTTGCAGATTTAATTGAAGCAATTCCAAAGGCGGGTCCTGTTATTCAGGGTATGGGCGGAAGCGTAAAAGATTTAGCGCTTTATATGACCGCAATGAAAGAAGGCGGAATTAATGCTTCAGAAGGAGCAAACGCTCTTAAGTCAGCACTTGCATCACTTATTAATCCTACTAAGGTAGCAAAAGAAAAATTTTCTGAAATGGGAATTGATCTAGGCGGAATAGTAACAAAAAACGCTGGGAATCTGACGGGAACAATTTTAGAACTGCAATCAGCATTAGATAACCTAGACCCATTGCAAAAACAACAGGCGATTGAACAACTGTTTGGAAAGTTCCAATTTGCTAGATTAAATGCTTTATTTTCAAACCTTGGAAAGCAAGGAAGCCAAACTCTTCAAGTAATGGACTTAATGAAAGCAAGTTCCCAAGAATTATCACAGGTAGCAGGACGAGAATTATCAATGGTAACAGAGTCCGCTTCTGGAAAGTATAAGAGAGCAGTAGAAGGATTAAAAGCAGATCTTGCAGGTATTGGCGACGAGTTCTTAAAAATTCAAACATTCTTTATTAATATTGTAGACGGTGTTATTAAGTTTATAAATAAATTACCAGACCCAATTAAATCTTTGTTAACATTTGCTACAGGATTTACAGCAGTCATCGGCCCAGTAATTATGTTAACTGGTGTTCTTGCCAACTTCTTTGGATATATAATTAAAGGAGCATCACACTTTAGAGCTTTATTTAAAGGTGGAGAAGGCTGGAAGATGCTTACGCCAGAAATTTTGGCAGCACAAAAAGCAGGATCACTTGTTGAAGCAACATTCTATAGTGATGCTAAAGCAGCTACAGTATTAAAAACTGCAATTGCAGGCCTTGTAACAGAATTTGAATTACTTCAGTCCAAGGCTATGACTGGCGCAGTGTCTGCGTCACCAGCAATTTCAACAATGGCTGGAAATGTTGTTAAGCAAAGCGGAGCAAGAGTTGTTGATCCAAACCACCCATTAATTAGCCCAGAAGACACAAGGTCAATGTCTCATCTTAATCCAGTTGCTGGAATGACACTAGATCAAAAATCAACACAAACAATTTTCAGTACAGTCCCAGGAGCACCAAAAGTAAACCAAAAGATTGGAAACAATCCTCAGATGTATATGTCTGGAGACCTTCCAAAGATTCCAGGACTGACATCTATTGGCGGAGCATCAACAGGTATTGTTGCAGCCGAAGCAGCAAAATGGCATGCAATGACAGGCGCACTTGCAATGCAGTCACAGGCAGAAATTGCTTTACTTAAAAAAGAAGTGGCATCAACTGGCCTTATAACAGCATCACTATCTGATTCATACCAAGCATTGCTTCCAACAATGACAAAGCTTACCGCTAATGCCGCAGCTGAATCAGCAGCAATTGTTGCACAGTTGCAAGCTGGTAAATTAACAGTAGATCAAGCAAGAGCTAAAATTGTTCAATTAAACGCACAGGTAGAGGCTATGATTGCACAAGCTTCTGTAGACATTGCGGGACAACAGGGAAGAACAATTGGCCTAACAACAGTGCCATTGTTAAATCAGCCAGTTGTTAATGCAGCTGGAAAATCTAATATGAAAGAACTTCTTCGCCCAGGAAGAACCAGAAGCCTTCTTAATAAAATTGCAAGCGGACTTGGCGTAAAAACATTTGGTGCTGGATACAGCACAGAAACAACAATTCCAAAAAGATTTAACACTGGAAGTCTTGTACCAGGAACTGGCAATACCGATACAGTTCCCGCAATGCTTACTCCAGGAGAATTTGTTATTAACAAAGAAGCAACAGCAGCAAATCTGCCATTGCTTCAAGCAATAAATGGTGGAAAGGGATCTAATGGCCCTAATTTTAATAAAGGTGGAAAAGCTTTAAGACTTCAAAGAACTCATATAACAGATGACTTAAGTGGTCTAGCTTTATTGTTACCAGCATGGCTAAATCTAGGAGTTAACTCTAATGGAAGTGGTTTAACTGGAAGTAAAATTGCTGATGGAATTAGAGAAACTTTACAGTCTGGATATGATCCAAATGACTTAATGAACGAAGCAACTGTTACTTTAGGTGGGGATAGAAGACAGTCATCAAGAAGAACTAATGCAGCTTTAGAAAAACTAATTGCTTCTTTAGAAAGTCCAGAAAATGCAAATAGAATGATTGGCGGTAAGTCAGATCCATTTGGATTTGAAAGACTTGCAAAAGAAATATATAGACCAGCACTTCGTGGAATTAAAATTGACTCTGCAAAATCTGGTGGAAGAAGAAATTTATTTTCTGCAATATCTCAAATATTTACTGAAAGATCTAAGGAAGTTTTAACTAGAGATGAAGCAATATCTCGTGGACTAATTACTGGATCTCCAACAGGATCAAGGCAAAAGGGCCAGATGGTTCAAAGAAGAAATGGAAGACTATCATGGGTCAGCGAAAATAGAACAATAGGCTCTAGGGTTCCTTCGTGGGCAAGAGGAACAAATTTACCAACACTGCTAACAACATCAAGTGGTATTAGCCATGCTCTTAAATTGCTTAGAAGAAATTCTGGTGGGATTATACCAGGATACAATGCTGGCGGAGTTGTCGGAAATGTATTAAAGGGCACAGCTTTTAAAAATGTAGGAGCTAAGTTTGGAAAGATAGGAGAGAAGTGGGGAGCCACTTCTCTATCCATTGGTATGGGAAGAAAACTATTTGGAAGTTCTGGCTTAACACCTAAAGCGCAAAACTTAATGTATGGAAAGCTAGTCGAGAATCTTGAAAAAGAAAGACCATACGGTTACGTAAAAGATGCTCAGGGAAGTCTTCAAAAGGCTTTAGAGCCAGACATTGTAGATTCATTATTAAAGATGTCAGCAGGAGATGTGCTTAGCACAGGAGGAAAGAGTTTAAGCAAGATTGATAGAGAAATCTTGCGAACTAAATATGCAAACTGGGATAACAAATCATGGACACCTTCAACTACTAAAGTAAGAAAACAAATGTTTGGAATGAACAAAGGCGGAATGGTACCAGGAGTTCAATACTTTAACAGAGGCGGGCAAGTAAAGGGTGTTCAGTATTTAAACAAGGGCAGCAAAAATCCTATAACATTTGGATCAGCTTACAGGCAAGAAAGAGCAAAGGGAAATATAGGAGCAGGAATGATGGGCTCAGGCCCAATGGCTGGCATGGGTATTGGTATGGGAATGCAAATGGCTGGCGGAGCAATAGGAGGACAAGCGGGACAAATTATGCAATTTGCATCAGTGCTTCCAATGCTTGCTCCAAATATGTTGGGCTCACTAGGTAAGCTAGCTGGAGGATTTAAAGGTGTTGGCGGAGCAGCAGGAATTGCAGGTAAAGCAATTGGCTTAGCAATGAGATTTGCACTAGGCCCTATTGGTTTGCTTCTTACAGCACTTACTGCAGGATATGCAATATTTAAAAAGTTTAAGCAAGAGCAAGAGCAAAATAAAATTGAGAAAACTAACTCGGTTGGAATTACAGAGAAATCTGCAGCAGAAGCAGGCATTAAATATAACAATCTTTCTAATTCAATTAAAGCTGTTAATGATCAACTTGAGCTAACTAGAGCAAAAGGAAGAAATGCGTATGAAGCTTTAAACTCATCTGGAGTACAGGGACTAACCTTAAGCATTAAAGAATTAAGAGAAGGTATCAAGAATGCAAAAGAAAACCAGAAAGAATTAGTTGGAACTTTTACCGACATAGATGTATCTGGAGATTCTAACAAGCAAGCAAAAGTTACTGAAATTGCTACTAATTTAAAAGCACAATTTATTGCCGCTGGTGTTTCTGCTCAAGATGCAACAAATAAAATATATGCAATTATATCTGCTTCTGATAAAGCCGATATGGCATTCAACGCAATATCTAGTAAGGGATTTAGAGAAATTACAGATTCAGCATCAGCAGCAGATGCTATGATTAAAACTTTAAATAAAAATATGCAAAACGCAGCAGGAGCATATGATCCAGATGTGCTGTTTGGAAAAGATTTAGGTGTGGTTATTTCAAATACTACAGATGCCCTTGATGATAATCTACAAACATTAATGAAAACTAAAAAAGAAAACGGCGAATTAATGACACAGCAAGAAGCTATGTCAAAAATTCTAGATGATATTAATGCAAAAGAAGGATCTAAGCTAACACTAACTCAAGGGCAAATTACATCTCTTAAAGAAACTCATCCCGCTCTTGCTGAGATACTAAATGAGTCAGACAATGTTGCAGGCATGTATTCAAAATGGAGACTGCTTCTTTCTGGAGTTAGAACTGATTTAAAGAATATAACATCAGAGCAGGCCCAAGCCCTGGTAGCATTTGAGTCAGCACTAGACTCTTCTATAGCCGCCTCCGAAGCCAAATCTTCAGGAAGCGGTATTGGAGCTAGATCACAAAAGTCTATTGCTGCTTTGCAAAAATTAATTGCATCAGGTGGCGCTAAAGCTGCAGCAAATGCACAAAAAACTCAAGATCAAATTAAAGAAGAAATTAAACTTATTGATAAAAAAATTGATAAGATTAATGAAGAAGCAGATGCTAGAAAGAAAGCATTAGAAGCTTCACAAAATAAAGAAAACTTAGCCCTTGAAATTCAAAAAGCTCAGCTAGAATACGCAGACAAAATGGCTGCAGGAGATATGGCTGGAGCAGCACAAGCACAGCTAAAGATTAAGCAGCTTGTTGGAGAAAGAGAAACTCAAAAGTCTATTGATGCAATTGAAGAAAATAGAGCTAAGCGTGAAAAAGAATTAATTGCTCAAAGAGAAAAGCTTCAGGCTCAGTCAGATAAGACTGCAAAAAATTTAACTAACGCTCAAAATAATGCTACCGCAGCAGGCGAAAGAATGAATAAGGTTGATCAATATCAGAACGAATATCAAAGATTAGTAAAAGAGCAGGCTAGACTTGATGTAATTTTAGAAAAAGATCCATCAAACAAAAAAGCATTAAAGGATCAACAGGAACTAGTAAGAGGACCTCTAGGGGATCTTGCAAAACAAATTGCTGCAGACTCAAAGGGGTCAGATAAAATTTTAGCAGCAGAGCTAAAGAAAATATTTACGGGAACATTAATTAATGAAAAGGGAGAGTCTATGGCAGGCAGAGTTATGTCTTCAACTCACCCAAAGGGTGTATCTACCTATAAGGCTGGCTCAGCAGATGCAGCATTAAAGCAAGATGCTGCTGCGGCACTTGCGGGAGCCAAGGCAATCACAGGTGGAAAAACTATTGCAGATCTTTACAACGCATATATGGGTATTGGCATACAGGGATCTAAAACTAAAGACACAGCATATGAAATTACAGCGACAGGAACTAAATCGGGAGTGGCTTACGGAGGAAATACTAATAAGGGCGGTCTTGAGCAATGGGCTAAAGAATCAATTGTTAGAGAGTATGGTTTACAGGCAGGACAATTCTTTAAATACAATGGGCAGACATATAAAGTTGGATATAAAAACTCCATAATTAGACAAGCAGAGGGAGGGTACATATCTGGCCCAGGAACTGGAACATCAGATTCTATTCCAGCAATGCTTTCAAATGGTGAGTTTGTTATTAATGCCAAGTCTGCAGCCTCATTCGGATATGGAAATCTAGAAACAATTAATAAGATGGCGGCTGGAGGCCTTGCTGCAAGATTTGATATTCCATCATACAACACATCAAGTAGAATGAAGTACGGATCAGAAGAATCAAGAACTTCTAATGTTACAATTAATGCTACACTTACTTTTGGAGATTCTCCTAAGAATGGCAGAGAGCTCTGGAAAGAATTTAAGCAGATGGCTAAAGCAGAAGGTGCAAAAATTGGAGAGAATATCGTTATAGGGGGAAGCAATTAATGGCAACCACAGTATATTTACCAGTAGGCTCACTTCTATACATTGACACATCTACTACAGATACTCCTACTTGGGCAAAGCTTTCAGAGCACAACAGGCAGCCAATGTCTATTGGCCAAAACCGTATTCAAAAGGTAACAAGAATGAGCAATGGAACACTTAGAAAGTTTTTTATTGCAGATAAAAGAGAATTTAGCACATCCTGGAACATGCTGCCATCGTTTTCAAATATGACTGTAGATGCAGGATACGGAGCAATAGATTTAAAATCATATTTTGAGGGAGCTAAAGGTCAGGGTGTATTTAAGCTCAAGATAGTATATGGCAAGAATCAGACAACACCATTTGCAGATAGAGAAGAAATATTCACGGTGTCTTTTACATCTTGCAGTTTTGAGGTAATAAAAAGAAACGTTAAAGATTCTTCAAGCGATCCAGCTCAAGAATTTTGGAATGTATCTATTGCAATGGAGCAGGTATAATGATTACCACAGTTCCATCAAATAACAACACTGTTGTACAAAATCTATTTAAGCAAAAGTCTTCTGTTAAAATAAACACGGGATGCACAATAGAATACAACATGAACTCTATGCTTGACAATATTACCGTTACATATCCATCTACAATGGATCAATATTATGCCAAGTCAGCAGATGGTAAAATTAATACATACAAAAAGCTTTTTCCAATTGATTCAATTATTAAGCCATTCAGACCTCTTTTCTCTGGAGTAAAGTATCTTATATGGACAAAGCTTCAAACAGATACTCCAGCAAATAGTTTTTATGCCCCAAGAACATTAATTTATCCACGGTCAACATCCCCACAAACAGATGGATATGAGTCTGCCGTCACAACACTATATCCAAGACTTTACTACCCTGGTCTAACAACTTCATATAAATATTGGGTAACACCAATTAATCAAAGCGCAGATCTAACTGTTAACTATTCTATTCTTTCTGCAACGATTAAAGAAGCTTCTTCTTCTGGTTCTATTGTTACATACAAAACATTAAACAATCACGGATTTTCTTCAGGGCAAACAGTAACAATTACTGGTCTTTCAACAGCTTCTTTTAATTTATCTGCAAGCGTAATTGCCTCTACTCCAAGCCCAACATCTTTTACTATTGCTTCATCTGCCACAGGAGCTTGGGCAAGAGAGCAATCAGCGACAGCAACATTGTCTGCAGCAACAAAGCCTGCCGTATCAAACAAGATTGTTGCAAGATTTGAAAAAACTCACGCCTTCCCAAGTAATTATACAATGACCATTACATATTCAGATGCTACAACAGCAACAGTAGGTCCATCCCCAGTAGACCTCTCTGGACAAATTGTTTTGTATTATAACGGAACCACTTGGACTTCAACAGAGCCAGCTGCTTATGCTACACCTAAATTAATTAAATCAATTAGACTTCAAGCAACAAATCCAGGCGGCGGTAAAGTGCTAGGAGTTATTGAGCTATCGGCAAGATGGATTAAGGATATATCTTCAGACATAGTTGCTCTTGATATTGAAAAAGAATCTTCTTCAAGCTCAGAAGACATCCTGCCTGTAGGTAAGATTACTGCAAACAGCCTAAGCATGGATCTTGTTAAGTATAATCAATCTGCAATTGAATACGTTTCATACAATAGAGAATCAAATTTTGATATAACAAAAACATATCTAGTTAAGAATGCAGAAATGAAGCCCTACTTTTCTGTGTACCACTCCGCTGGGACATATGGGTCGGCAGGAGATTTGTATGACAAAGTGCCACAAGGATCATTCTACATAGATTCCTGGCAAATATCAGATACTGGAGAGGTATCTTTAAATGCGTTAGATGCTGCTAAATATTTAATGGACACGGTAGCCCCAGATATTCTATGTGAATCATATCCAGTAACCAGTATCATAAGAAGACTACTAGACTCTATAGGCTTTACAAGCTATGAAATTAGAACTGCATCAGATGACAAATCTATCCCAGTTATTAATTATTGGTGGACAACAGGGTCTAAAACAGTTTGGCAGTGCCTACAAGAACTATGTCGTGATATACAGATGAATGCTTTCTTTGATGAAAATAATATTTTGCAGTTTGCAAGTCGTGATTATATTTATAAAAAGACAGGCATAGACTGGGCATTTACTTATGATACAGATGGAACAACTCTTGCAAATATAGTTGATTTTAATAAACAAGAAATACCTTCTGCAAATCAGGTTAAAATTTTGTGGCAAAGCCAACTCACATCAAACTACGCTGGAAACTCAGGAGACTTGTGGACGGACGAGGTTTCATACCTAAGTGCTGGCGGACTAAGATCAAACATAGCTGCAGATACTTCTCCAGAAAATACAATACTTGCAGTCGATGTGGAAACACTAGATGATTATAGTAATGCAACATTGTATAATTTTGCGGGATATGTTATGATTGATTCAGAAATAATTGAATACGATGCAATGCAATATCAGTATACACCTATAGGATCAACAACATCTCAAAACGTATGGGTTGAGTCATCATCAGATGTAAATAAATTTAGATATCTATCTAGGCCAGGATATGACCTTGTGTCAAATCAAACATTTTTTAGACCTACAGGCTTATACCGTGTAAAGACAAGGGGAGCTTTTGGAACAACACCAGCATATCACGCAGCCTCTGTACTAACAGGGTTAGCGGACTGGTCTCAAAGAAAGGCTACGTGGGAATAATGGCAGCATATAGAGAATTTGAACCTTACGTATCCCAGTCTACAACTAATATTGGGGGCATACCAGAAATAACATTTGTTTCAACGTCATCAATTTCTGTAAAAATTTCTAAGGTCAACATGACAACTGAGCCAGTAAACTATTCTGCAACGTATTACAAACTAGACGCCTCTGGTAATATTGTCGCTGGAACATCTCAAACTGTAACAAAAACTCAAAATCCTTTTACTATAGACAATCTTTCTACTAATCAGCCATACGCTATTTCTGTAAAGGCCTGGGACGGAACACGGTTTGGAAATATTGCATATAGAACATTTACTACCCCAATTGAGTATAATGTGGCAGGTTATAAGGGTACAGTTGTAGATCCTAATAAAGCGGCAGCAGCAAAATCATTCTTAAGAATGGCTAATAACTCAAAAAGTGCTAAAGAATACTCTGTAGCCTATAGAACATTTAGCGCAATATCATTGCCAGCTACCACGACATCATATGCTGGTTTGCCTTCATATATTCAAGAAGCAATAACATTAAATTCAACAAAGCATTACGCATTTGGAACAAAAATGTTTTTAGAGTCCACTATTGATAGAACAAGGCAGTCAGCAGGACTTGGATTCTTTGTAGACGGACAAGGAAATGATGGATACTATATTTTAATTGATAGCACAGAAACTGCAGGCGCAGTAAATAAAAAAGAAGTAAGAATTTGTAAGGTAAAGGGTGGAGACATCCGTGTATTAAATGATAGTCAAAAAAATACGGTAACCAGCCTTAATGGGGTATACGGAGGAAGGTCTTATGATATTGATGTTAAGGTTAAGGTTAATCTATCAACAATAAAGATCAGCGTATACATTAATGGATTTTTAATTTCTGCAACAGATAGCACTGGCGTTTATGAGGATGAAAATGGAAAAAGCTCAGTAAGCCAGATATTAAATCCAACAAAAACAATTGCCCTTGTGTGTAAGTACGGAGAGGCTATCTTTGATTATGTGTATGGTACAGATATAGACGAAAAGAAATATAATGATTCTGAATTTGCAAAAAATATGTATCAAGGATCTTTTTCTAATGACTATTTAGATATTGGATTTGGCGACATTATTTACAATAATTCTATAGAAGAAGACAATGCAAATAAGCCAGTGGGAATAGATGAATTTGGAACTTCGGTTAGAGAAATAAGAAAGGTGTCTTTAAGATACAATAGTGCTCCAGCATACCCAATTAAATTTTCAACAGGGCTAAATACATCTGTAAAGATATTAGGATCTAGGGTTAGTAATTTTGGCGGGGAAACATATGTATTAAATAACAGCTCCGCCCTTACTCCACTAAATGACGAAAAGGCAGCAACATTTTATTTATATGGAGACACAATTGCTCCATCGGGAACCTTAGAGTATAACTCAGATATTCTATCAGAGTATATTAATCAAGAACCTATTATATTTGAATCATCCTGGCTACAAAATCTTTCAGATGTAGAAGCACTAGGAACCTGGATTAAAAATAATATTGTAAATAAGGGCAAGCTAATTAATTTATCAGTATTTGGAAATCCATTTATTGCCGTCGGAGACATTGTATCTGTTAAATATTTATATCAAGGATTAGATGGCACACAAAAATTTATAGTTACAAATGTTAGACACACGTTTAGCGACGGTCTAGATACGGAGATCACATGTCGATCATTATAGTCGACTAGATGATATAATAATAAAATGACAAAAGACACTAATAGAGTTGATGGCAAATCGGTTGTTGTTGGACCTCCAATTGTTTTGCCAAAAAATTCTCCTGACCGTGTTTTTTTAAGAAGAACAGTCGGCATAGATATTGAAGAAGGATCTAAGTCAAACGGAGTTAGCCCATTTCTTATGGGTTCAGGTGGAGGAGATAGCGGAGGAAGCACACCAGTTGATCCAAATCCGCCAGTAGAGATAAGCGACATACCTCAATTAAGCGATATTGAAAATATTACTTACGAGCAATATTACAATAGTTCTAATGCAGTAAGAATTAAAGCTATTATTAAAATTAGAAATTCAAGTAAAAATAAAGCAAATGTTGTTGGTGTAGACGCTAGAAACCAACAATCTGGAGATTCTCGTTCTGACTACTTGCCTGTAGTTCCAGTAGGGTTTACAAAACCTTCTCCTTCAGTCCCATCGGTTGCTTTCGATAGAACTGGAACAGCCGTAGCCTGGGGATGGAACAACGTATCTGGATTAGGGTCTTATCAGTCAGTTACTTATCAGTGGGAAATCAGATCGTCTTCAAGCATTACAAGTACAAAGATAAGCTCTGGATCAAAAACATATGTCTCTGGTGGATTATTATCAATAGGAGACAGCGGAAAGACTAGAAACTATAGGGTTAGCTCATCACAAGGAGATACTCCTGCAACAGCCTCTCAAAGATGGCTAAGAGTTAGGGCGGTTGTTTTGGCAACGGATGGCAAAACATATTATTCAGGATATTCTACACCAATCTAAGGGGAATCATGATAAAGGGAACATACATATACTACGAAGATGGCCAAGAGATATATAGGTCTGAAAACGTTATTACTAAATATGGCAAAAGGTTTTTAACAAACTTTATAGCTGGAAGAGATTCTTTTGCATCAAAGTCCATGGCTTTTGGAATTGATAGTACTGCAGCCCTAGATACAAACACAAGATTGGGTTTTGAGTTTTATAGAACCCCTGTTCTTTTTGGAAGCACAGATATACAAACATTAAATGATACAACAACATATTCTGTAGTATATAAAGCAACAATACCACAAGATGTTGCTGGGTATATTAATGAGGTTGGCTTATACCCTGAGTTTAAAGAGTCTTTAAGTTCTTATGACAGTAAGTTTATAGCAGATTTTGATAACCAGTTAGATTGGACCAATGCTCCATCCATAACAACAACCGATGCAAGAGTTGGTCAATATCTTTTGTCTATGTCTTCAAATGCAACTTCTGCACAAGAATATAAAACAAATATACAGCCTATAGATCTTTCAGGTTACAGTGTTAATGATACATTAAAGTTAGCTTATGTAAAAAATGACGCTAACCTACAAAACATTATAATTAAGTTTTACAGCTCAGCGCTAGACTATTACTCTGTAACTATTACACCCGAAGCAGGAACTGGATACAAGATATCTTCTGACATAACTATAGATAATTTGTTTTTAAATGCTAGCACAGTAGATGTTGACCCTTCTAATATTAATCAAATTGGAATTGTTATAACGCCAGTTTCTGCACAATCAACATCTGTAAGCCTAGATGCTTTAAGGGTTAACGATGAAGACACATTTAATCCAGACTTCGGTTTAATTAGTCGTTCAGTTTTATCTACCCCGTTAGTTAAGTTGGCGGGAAGGCAAGTAGACGTAGAATACAGACTGGATTTAGGATTCTAATATGGCCTTTGAAGATCTCGGTGATTATAGCGTAGGCGCTGCTGGCAGCGATACGTTTGATGTTGTCATCCCAGATCTAGATCCTTCTAGCGCATATCCAATTCAATTTAGATGGCAGTTTGCAGACAAGACTGCGGGACTATGGTCTGTGTCTAAAATATTAAACACTCCAGAGATTGCCCGACCAGAATCAACAAACGTTGTTGCTGTATGGAATGGAACTAACCTAGAAATTACTTGGGAGGCTCCAAATCTTGCAAATGGATTTACAATATACCTAACCTCTGGGGCAACAACGGTACCATTTGGCTATACTCTAGATAAAACAAAGACTACACAAAAAGCTATTCTTTCGTCCCAGGATCTTATTAATAATTTTTCAAGCGTTCTTCCAACAACTCTAACAGGTTTATTAAAAACTACATATATAGATACATCAACTACTGGAACAGCATTTGCTATACCACCTTATTCAGATGCAATTTCAGGTCAGAATATTTTAGATACAGACTGGTCAGTGCTTTCCGTTTCAAATGGATTTACAGTTTCTTGGAGTGGCGCATTAGTTTCTTCTCCTTCATACAAGTATACAGAAGTGCATACCTCATCTTCTCAATCTGGTACGTACGACCTAGTATATTCTGGAATAGGTCCAGCGATTGTAACAGTTGCATCTTTGTCTACAAACTATATTAAAATTAAGCATGTATCTGTTACTGGATTAAAGTCTAATTTTTCAAGCGTTAAAGAGGCAGTGCCGTTTGATCCAATAGTTTTTGATAGTACTCCGCCAGTTAACACATTTACTTTAGGCACCGCAACGGTAACAGATGACTCAAATGGATTATTTTCTTTTGACAAAAAGGTGTTATTCACATGGACGGAAAATACAGACTCCTCAACGTCTGGCTACAGGATAAGGTTTAGAATTGCTGGATCTGCATCTTCTTATACATACATGTCAGTACCAGGAAAAGAAAAAACTTCTACCTACATATACGGTCTAAAGGGCGGGAACTCTTATGAAGTTGCAGTAAGCACATTTGATATTTATGGAAATACTAATGAGACGCAGTGGCAAACTTATCCAAACATAGTGGCTCCAGTAAGCAATTCTCTTTTGCCAGATGTTGCAATTACAGCTGGAGATATGAAATTAGGATATGGAATTGGTGGAGATAATGCTAGAAAAGGTCTTTACATTGCTCCAGACAACTACTGGTATGTTCAGGGTAATACAAACGTATCTAGCGCTGCAGTACTGTCAGTTGGTGGTGCAACAGATAAGTTGTTGTGGAATGGAACAAGCTTATCCGTAACTGGAACTATTAATGCAAACGCTGGTAACTTTACTGGTGCTATTCAAGTTGGAACCCCAACCGTATATGGTCAATTTAAACTTCAAACGCCAACTGGAACTAAAATTGAAATGGGTGCTCTGACAAATTCTTTAGGAGCATATACTGGCGGCGTTGGTATTCAAGGAACAGATTCAACAGGAACTCTTTTCCAATTGGACACATCTTCTGGAATTATTGTTAATAAAGGAACAATAGGTGGATGGACAATTACATCTACTGCTATTAGCAAATCAAATACATCTTTAGGTTCCGACGGATCTATTACAGCTGGATCCGCTGGACAATTTTCAGTAAACTCAGCTGGAACTCTTTCAGCAACAGGAGCTACTATAAGCGGAACCATAAGGGCAGTTTCTGGATTTATTGGAAGCACAAATGGAACATCTGCCACTGGATTTAATTTTAATGCCACACAGATTTCATCAGTTGGTGCACCAGCTGGAACAACTCAAATTATATTAGACGGATCTACAGGAACTATATCTGGCGGATTAATTTCAGGTTCTAAAATTACGGGTACTGAAATTACTGGAGGAACAATCCAGACAAGTAGCAGCACTTATATAAGAATTGATTCTGTTACTCCAGGGGAAATAAAGTTACATGCTAATGGATTTGGGTATGATGGAGTAATAAATTTTGAAGGTGACTCAGCATTTGGAGTTCCTTACGGATCATTGCTTATTAATCCTCCAAGTAATTATTACCTATCTCCATATATAGTTTTGGACAACTCCGATATTTCATTTAATGCATACAATAGAATTACATTTGCTGTTGATCAAAGGCTGTCTAGCAGTTTTACAGAAAATAGTGCCTATGGCAGCGTACTTGCTTATATAGAGCAATACGGAGCACTTGGAGCAGAACAAGGAAGATTTAATTTTGAAGCAAATATTCCTGTAGCAGACAAGTCACTTCGTCCTATTTTTGCTGGAACAAGCAGTTTACCAGAAGCCCTATTCCCATACGAGGAAATAGGATCTATTTATTTGGAGTATTAATAATGGCGGGAATGTGGATTAGAAGATCTTCCTGGACCACTATAAAAAACATGTGGATTAAAACATCTGTCGGCTGGAGCCCAGTTAGAGGCGGGTGGATAAGAGCAAATACAACAAGCACAGGGTGGAAAAAATTTTGGACAAAAGCAAATATACCAAATGAAATTACTAAGCCAAGATTTAACACAACAAATAATAGTGGTAGTGGTACTATTTATGATGGACCAACAGCAACAAGCCCACAATTTTTAGATGAAAATTTATTTGGAAAAGATGGAACTTATACAAACTACACGGGTGTTGTCGATAGAAAAATTTCTTATGGGCCAGATTTAGTTTCCGATCTAAATTCAAGAACAACTCTTGTAAATGATGATAGATTCACGTCTGCTGGAGGTATTACAAATGCAATGAGGTTGTCGGTAGATGACAAATATTTATTTTATGAAATGATTGTAGAAAATGGCACTAATTATTTAAATCAAATTACATCTATAAGCAATGGAATTAAAATGATTAAAAAACAACCAACTCTAGGCTCATTTGTAACTTCAGTTACTGGAAACCCGACACCAGGATCAACATTAACATTCAATTATAATTTAGAAAATTATTACTATAATAGAGTAGAACAGGCAAATTCCAAAATAAGATGGTGGAGATCTTCAAGTACATCTCCTGGTGGAACAATAGTTAAAGAAGAAATTCTTACTAACACAGTTACTAGCTCAGACTCAACATCATTATCTGGTACAAGTACATATCAAGTAGCTACTACCGCCGATAATAATTCGTATATAGTTGTAGAAATAGTGGTAGGTAGTTCTTGGACAAGGCATAATGGACATAATAATGAGTATAGATTAAATTCATATTCTGCTGGTCAAGTAAAAACTGCTTATAGATTCGCATTTGGAAACACCCTTTATGTTTCATCTAATGGTCATATAGGTTTAGATGAAGGAACATCTAGCAATACAACAATGTCTGCTGGTAGAAATATAGCAGTATACCCAAAGGACCTTGTTCAATACTATCTGGCAGAATATTCTGACAGCAGTGTATATCTTTTATATGTTAAAAGTTATTTGTATGATACATCAGCTTCTTCGGCAAACGCTTTAGACTATCAAATTAAATTTTACAATGATCCTTTAATTAATTATTGTGATGTGCGTATAATTAGAAAAGGATCAAACGTCTCATTCTCAGATTTTGCCCCAGGATATTATTCTTCTGGAACAACTGGCTTTGCTGGCATAATTGGTCCGTACGTAATATCAACTGGAACTACAATGAGAATTTATTTTGGTGGCACTGCTACAACCACAAGCGGTGTTTCTTGGACATTAATAGATGATGCTTATTGGGATGTTATACAAGAATGGACATATCCTCCTGGAGCAGATGATATATTTACTCCAGTAGTATCTGCAGCAAATCAGTCTGCACCAATTCCAACTACCCCTACATCCCTATCAACTTCAATTAACGCAAGCAATTTAATTGTTGTAACATTTAGCGGAGGAACTGGAGATCAATATGATCTTTTTTATGCTAACCAAGACTCTAGGCCTACAGATCAACAAGCTACAACAGATTTTCCAAATGTAACTTCTCCGTACACTGCAACAACATTAAATTTAAGAGGAATAACGAGATGGTTTTGGGTAAGAAAATCAACTGGAACACTAAGGTCTAACTGGTTTCCAGCAGGCACTGGTATTACAGCAAGGATCCCACTGTATGCTCCACCTGCTCCAGTAATAACAAATTCTGCACAAACGCAAAATAGCCTAAGTTGGCACTGGACACAACCTGCACTTACAGCTACTCAAGATGAGCCTACATCGTGGGACTATGCTTTAACTCAAAGCACATCTACGCCATCAAGTTGGACAAATTTAACAACCAGGCCAACTTCAGCTGCCCCTCTTGTTATAGGCTCTTTAACTTCGGGAGTAGATTATTATTTACATGTTAGAGCAAAAAATGACGACAACAGTACGCTTGCTACACCAGTCCTTGGTAGAACAACTTCAAATAAGGTTCCGCCAACAATGGGCACTCCAACCCTATCAGCCGTAGGAGCTTTTGTAGCTGGGCAAAGAAGACTTTCAGTTCCATTTACAGCAGTTAGCGGTTCTGGACCAGCCTATCAAATTTATTGGTATTACAGTTCTACTAAACCGTCAGTGGTATCTACACCAGACGGGTCTGGTACATCAAGCCCAATTTTAGATGAATCTGGCCCGACATCGATTGGTAGATGCTATGCATACATTAGATCTGCTGCCACAACAAGCACTACTGGATCAGTTGCTCCTTCAACAACACTTAGCGATTGGAGTGACGGTGTTTCATTTGACATATCGGGTACAAGAACACTAACATATGATGACAACACTACCGATACTACGGCCAGCATGCCAACTAGTCCAGTTAGCGGAACCGATCCCTGGGATGGGTGGGTTACAACAGTATCTGCAACCACCCCAACTAGAACAGGATATACATTTAATGGTTGGAACACATCAACAGATGGAACTTCAGGAACAAATTATGCAGCATCAGCAGCAATTACCTTAACTTCAAATGTTACCCTCTATGCAAAATGGACTGCCAATACATACACAATAACATATGATGGCAACGGAAATACTTCAGGATCTGTTCCAGATTCTCAAACTAAAACACATGGCACGAATCTTACTTTAAGAACAAACACGGGCAGTTTAGCAAAAACTGGATTTTCTTTTGGTGGATGGAATACAAATGCAGCAGGCACTGGAACAAGTTATACATCAGGTGGTACTTATAGTACTAACGCAGGAGCAACTCTTTATGCTAGATGGACATCAACATTTGTTACTCCACAATGGAATGGAACTATGCCAACATGGAAAAATACTGGAACTAATGGTGTCTTTAATACAAATGGTTCAAACTTTCAAAGAACATCTACAGCATTAAGATATGGGTGGGATAACGGAACGTTTTCATTTAGTGGATCTGTAAGAGGAACTGCTTCTACAGATAGAGGATGGGATTTTTATGTATCTGGAACCGAGCCATCTAGTACAACAACAGTTAGAACCCCAACTCATACAAGAGCATATTCTACAACAGCAAATACCAATGCGGTTCATAGCACTAATTTTATATATTATGTTTCACCGACATATAGCTCTGCTTCTCGTTATGGAAGCATTAGGCCGTACGTATATGGAACAGACAATAATAAATATGTAAGAGGAACCCAGCCAGATGGCACCTGGTCAGCTTCAATTTAAAATGGTATACTATACAAAGGAGGAAATAAATGAACACAGATCTAACTAATGAAGAAAAGATATTTATTGTTTCGTCTAAGATTCATTTTTTAAATGAAACTTTATTTAATTATAACTTAGACCTAGAGTTGCATCAATTTGATGAAAACGTAGACAACGATGAATATTTTACAAACCTAGAACAGTTTAAGATTAATGCTGAGGCTAAAAAGGCTGCTTTGCAGACCATGCTAGCAGAGCTAGAATCTTTGAGCTAATAATGATATAATGTGGAAGGAGGAATAAAATGACAACACTAACAAATGAAGAAAAGCTAAGCATTGTAAACCAGCACATCAAGTCAGTAGACTATAATATTTATGGTCAGGAGCTTGATTTGATTCAGGCTAATGCAGTGGCAACACCAGATGCTGGACAAATCTCTGCCCTTAATGCTAGAATTACAGAATCAAAAGCTAAAAGAGCAGCCCTCGTTACTGAAAAAAATTCATTAACTGAAACAGAGTAAGGATATAAAAATGGCAGATAAAGCCGAATTAATTATAACTGCTTTGCAACAAAGAATTGGTGAGATCGTCTCAAACTATGAGACTCAAATTGCTATTCTTCGTGCAGAGATTACAGCTATTATGCAGGAAAAGCAAGAAAAAGAAGAAGCGGTAAAAGAATACGAAAATTCTTTGCCTATATAAGGAGATAAACAATGGCAACAAATTCATTTATACCAGTTACATTTAACGACGGGGAGCCACTAGATCCTACAAAGTTAAATAAGCTGGTTGATAATATAAATAATATATATCAGTCTAATGCCATATCCTTATCTAACTCATCAACAGGAACAGCTCCTCAAGTTCCCGTTATATTTACATTTAGACATAAGTTTGAAAATGTAGCTGCTGGAAAGCCACAGAGCACTGTTTTTAATTTTGGTGATAAGTTTACTCAGGCTGAGCTATCCGCAAGCAAAGTATACGTTTCTACAGGAATAAAGGCTTCTATAAACGATAAAGATGTTATAACCGCAAGCGTAGGTGGAGTTAATACAGGAAGCCCAACGCTATTTGTTAATTTTAGTGGAGACAAAACCCGCACCATATATGTAGATGTAATAGCAATCTGCATGAGGGATATCATTTAGATCCCTTGACAAGCCCAACAAATATGTTACAATTACTGTAACATCAAAGTCACGTACCCGTGACTTTTTTACATATTAAGGTAGAAAATGAGCAACGATTTAAAATGGATGATTTCATCCGACCAGCAATTTCCATATCAAGATGATAAGATGATTGCCCTATGGTTTAAAGTAATGAAATGGTTTAAGCCAGACGTTGTGGACTACCTTGGTGATACAGATGATCAGGCTTGCTACAGCAAGTACACAGAAGGCAAATCAGCAGAGTTCTTAAATTACCATAAGAATGATAGCAAAGATCTTATTGTTCCTATGATGCGACATGAAGCAAAAGGAGCAAGAGATTTTTATGCCAAGACAAGAGAGATGCTCCCTGATGCCCAGCTATTTTCAGCCTTAGGCAATCACGACATTAGAGTGTTTAATTATGTAGACGCAAAGTTACCAGAGTATATATCTGAGGTAACACCAGAGTCTATGTGGAGCCTAGATTCATTGGGCTATGAATACATTTATTACAACGAACTTCCTAGACGACGCTTTGGAGATATTCACGTACACCATGGACTTTCAATTGCAGCAGGCGGTGCAGTAAGAAAAGATATGGAAGATCTACAGATATCATTAATCCGTGGACACTCACATAGAATTGCTTCACATATGGTAACATATGAACTTAGAAACAACGGAGAAGGCGAGACACTTCGTGGCTATGAAATTGGACATATGTGTGATGAGAAGAGTGACGGAATGAAGTATAGCCAACACCACGACTGGCAAAAAGGATTTGCTGTAGCGCATATCGTAAATGACTATCCACATATTCAAATGATTCACGTATCTCCTGACTACTCATGTGTAGTAGACGGAAAGGTATTTACTCTATAATGTGGTGCGGTAAATGTAGTGGACGGGTTTTTATAGATAGAGTATTTTCTCAAAAACTACATATGGAGTTATTTTGTATCATGTGCGGCAGACGCTGGATGTGCAATAAGGAGACGAGTGCTTTTGGAAAATGGCTAGACAAAAAAGAAACAACAAACTCAAAAAGATACGGTATTTCTTCTTAAACGATAAGATACACAAAGTAATTAAATCATCTAGATCAAAGGATGAAATAGTTGCTTGGTGCTACCCAGATAAAAAAAGAGTTATGTATTCATACTCACAGGTTGAAAAGTACATGGGTAAAGCTTACGGGATGAAAGAAGTATCTGGTTTGTTAAATAAGCATACCGTAACTCTGCATGACTATATTTTGGAGGGCAAGATAAAGGCTCCTCAAAAAATATATCCAATAGGTGATCCAGAAAACAAAAATTGGTCTAAGTATATGTTTTGTGAAAAAGATATATTAGATCTTCATGAGTTTATATTAGATTCAGGACACTCTGGCAATGTTCCTTCAAGAACAGAATTATTGGGGCTTCTCAAACACAACATTATATTGTATACTAAGACAGACAGCGGGTTCATACCAGTCTGGAAGGCGGAGTAATGGCAAGCAGCAGGATTGTAATTTGCCCAACTTGTAATAAAGAACTAGAAGTCAGATCAGATTTTGCACACATAACATTATCTAACCACATAAAGAAGGAGCATAAATGACAACGAGAGTTAAGGTGGACCTATCTTTTACAAGAAACTTAGGTAACTACGAAAGCATTAAAATTGGCGTAGGCGTTGAAGATGATCTCCGAGATGGAGAAAATGTAGATACGGCTACTGAGAGAGTTTATAAGTTTGTTGAAGACAAGCTTATTGAAAAGACTCGTGAGGTGGAAGAAGAATTAAAGCGTGGCAAGTGAGAAAGAACCGTACGTACTAATTGGCTTGTATTTATCTTTGTATAAAGAAAAGTATAATAAGTCTCTTACCGTTAATAGGTTTAGAGAAAAATGGGCTATGAATGACGTTATTGAAAGCGTAGGCTTTGAACGTGCTAAAGAACTTTTAATATATTATTTTGCTACCAACAAGCAAGGTCATCCATTAAACTTTTTCTATAACAACTTTGACAGAATTGATTCATTAAACAAAGAAATTAAAAAGGACAAGATTAACCGAAGCATCCTTTTGGGTGAGACGAAGAAGATGGTGGAGGGCGAAGAGTGAATACAGAAGCAACATTAATCTCTGCTGTATGTAAGAATAAAGATATCAGCACACTATTGGCGGACAACGTAGACGAGCTCTTTACATCACATAGAGACATTTGGGAAAGCTTAAAAGGATACTACTATAAGTTTAAAGCAGTTCCAGAGGTTGGAGTCTTAATTGAAAGACATAAAGATTTTGAGCCAGTAGAAACAAAGGCAGAAACTGGATACTACTTAGACATGCTTAAGAATGAATTTATTTCAAATAAGCTTAAGTCTATTATTATTAAAGGTGGATCTTCACTTAAAGAAGATGCTGCATCAAGAGTTCTTGCACAAATGCAAAGCGATCTTGCCAACCTAAGCAGGTTTACAAACAACGTTCGTGACTTAGATATTATTGATGTTGAAAATGCTGCAAGACATTATGAGGCAGTAAAAGAGCGTTCATCCGTAATGGGTGGTGCGCCAGGAATCCTAACTGGGTTTAGCGCTATTGATAAAGCTTATCCAACTGGAATGGCCCCAGGACATCTTATTGTCGCTATTGGCTGGCCAGGACGTGGTAAGACATGGTTTACATCATACCTAGCCTGCAAGGCTTGGGAGCAAGGCTTTAAGCCAATGATCGTGTCTCTTGAAATGTCTCCAGAAAATATGCGTGACCGTATTTTTACTATGCTCGGCTCTGGTATATTTAAAGCAAGTGATTTGTCAAAGGGAGATATTAATATTGATGACTTCCGATCATGGGGTAATAAAAAGTTTGAGGGCAAGAATAGTTTTGTGCTTATTTCAAATGAAGGTGCTGCAGAAGTTACTCCAGCAACTATTCAAGGAAAGATTGACCAGCATAAGCCTGACCTAGTTATCCTTGATTACCATCAATTATTTAATGATAATAAGAGATCTAATTCTGAAGTTGAACGAAATCGAAATGTGTCTCGTGAGTTTAAGATGCTTGCTGTGTCAAACAATATTCCTATTATTGACATCACAGCAGCAACAGCTGACGATGTTTCAGATCAAGACAATCCACCTATGATGAGTCAGGTTGCTTGGTCTAAAGCAATTGAATATGATGCTGATATGGCAATGGCAGTTCATAGATATCCTCAGAGTAATATGATTGAGATCGTATCTAGAAAGAATAGACACGGGCACGACTTTAATTTCTATCTAGACTGGGATATCAACCGTGGTATCGTCAAGGAAATTTACGAAAATCCATTTGAGAATGAATCACAAACAGATAAAAAGATTCCAAGTAAAGGTTGAGTTTCAAGATGATTCTGGTATTCCAAGACTAAGATATCAATATGAAAGCATGCTAACGCATGATATGAGGAGTAAAGGATATGTCAGAGTTCTTGACATAGACACCAACTTTTCGGTACAATTTGACGGAGAAACCTGGGTGTTCTTAATGACACTCTATGGAGTATATGTAGGAAAGAAGAAGGCATGGCTATCAGAGGGCATAACGCAAGGAAAGTTGATTCCACGCAGTATGCGCCAAACCATATCAAGTCAGTAATTAAATCTTTAGGATTAGATATTGTGGCGGAACCAGGCAATGAGGTTATGTTTTACTGCCCATTTCATTCTAATAGACATACCGCTTCATGCTGCATAAATAAATCCTCTGGTGTATGGCTATGCTTTAACCCTTCATGCGGAGAGTCTGGAACTCTAATTGAATTAGTTAGAAGAGTTTTGCATAAGAATGACTTTGAAGCAATGAGATTTATTGCTGCAGAAGAAACAGCTATACTGAATAACTTTGATGAAGTAATGGCAGGAATATTTGAAGAGAAACCAGACTTTGAAGAGTTCTCTCAAGATACTTTAAATAGATTACATGCAGACCTTGCGGGCAATAAAGACGCAAGAGACTACCTTGAATCTAGAGGTATCAATGAAGAGTCCATGAAACATTTTAATCTTGGATATTCACCATCAATGAATATGGTTACTACACCAGTGCATAGTCCAGACGGCACCCCTATAGGATTGGTGGGAAGATCAATTGAAGGAAAGTCTTTTAAGAATAGCACCAACCTTCCTAAAAGCAAAACATTATTTAATGTGCATCGTGCAAAAAGAATTGGTAACCATGTAATTATTGTTGAGTCTAACTTTGATGCAATTAGAATACATCAGGCTGGTTTCCCTAATGTGGTAGCAGTACTAGGTGGTATATTATCTACAGAACAACACAAACTTTTAAATAGATATTTTAATAAAATAACAGTAATGACAGACTCAGATTTGGCTGGCAGGGAATTAGGACTAAGCATAGCCAATAGATTAAAGAATAAAGACCTCTTGTGGGCTTCTTATGAATATGGTAAGATATACCCACATGATGCAAAAGATGCAGGCGATATGACCGATGAGGAAATTAAAGCTTGTATTGTAAACGCAGTATCTGATATAGAATACAGATCCTGGGCTTAATGCTATAATAGTAATACAGATGGATTTATACCATCAACTACATACAAGGAGAAAAATATGGGAATTGTTAAAGGTTTAAAAGGATTAAATCAAGTTATGGACAAGCCGCAAGCTTCAAGCGGAGATGGAACCAAGGGTCGCTGGGTAAAGCTAGAAGACGGTGAGAGCGTAAAGATTCGTTTCTTGCAAGAATTAGATCCAGATTCACCAACATACAATGAAAAGATGGGTCTAGGATTTATTGCTGTAGAGCACACTAATCCAAAAGATTACCGTCGCAAGGCGCTATGCTCAATGGATGACCAAGGTAAGTGCTATGGTTGCGAGCAACACCGCAAGGACTACAAGGCAGGATGGAAGGGTCGTTCACGACTTTACATTAATGTTCTTGTTGACGACGGCAAGGAAGATCCATACGTTGGAATCCTTTCACAGGGTTCAAGCGGAAAGACAGTAACTCCTACTCTTATTGAGTATGCAGGCGAAATGGGAAGCATTAGTAATCTAATGTGGCGCATTAAGCGAACTGGCACAAAAACAGACACAAGTTATACAATTATTCCACTTGCTAAGGATGAAACACCATTCGATTCAAGTTCTCTTGAGCTTTTTAAGCTTGAAGAGACAGCCGTACGTGATATGCCATACACAGAGCAAGAGTCATTCTTTGCTGGTGAAAATGGTCACGGCGAAGAGTCTTCTGCTTCTAGCAGCGTAGACTGGTAACAGGTTAAGAAGGCGGAGAATTAAGTTGAATTTTACACATCTACATGTGCATTCTTTCTATTCATTAATGGATGGGCTTAATTCTCCTGCCGAACTTGTTAAAGCAGCAAAAGAAGCTGGACAAACAGCAATTGCAATAACAGATCATGGCACATTGTCTTCACACCGTGAAATGCAAATTGCATGTAAGGATCAAGGCATTAAGCCAATCCTTGGAGTAGAAGCGTATATATCACCAACAGATAGATTTGATCGCTCCTCTAAAACAGATAAATCAATTCAAGCTTATAACCACATTATTCTACTTGCAAAAAATAAAAAAGGTTTAGAGAATATTAATACATTACAGGAGCTTGCTTGGAACGAAGGGTTCTATCATAAGCCACGTATCGACAGGGAGATTTTAAATGATTATAGCGAAGGTGTTATCGTTCTCAGCGGATGTCTTAATGGACTCATTAGTAAGGCTATCGATAAAGGTAACATGGAAGAAGCTGAACTTCTTCTCAAAGGCTTTAAGAAAACTTTCGGAAAAGATTTTTACGTGGAAGTGCAATCACATAACCCTGTGGAGATCAACTCCGCCCTTTTAGAATTAGCAGATAAACTGGGAATTAAAGCGGTGGCAACTGGAGATGCCCACTTCGCTAAAGAAGAAGATAGAGTTTTAGAAGAGGCTATGCTAATTTTATCAACATCCCCTAAGATGGATAAAGATGCTGACTTTGATATGTCCAGAAATATTAAAGATATTAATGATAGATTAAACTATTTATATCCAGATAGAAGAATATCTTTCCAGGATTACAACCTATTTATCCAGACTCGTGAAGAAATTCAAGCTGATTTTGTTAAGGCTGGTTTCACCAGAACAGATATTTACGAGAATACAATGGAAATTGCTAATAAAATAGGAGAGTATGACTTTAATCAGGGCCTAGACCTCCTACCAGTTCCTAAGACCGATGCCGATGAAAGACTACGGGAACTGTCCGAAAAGGGCTTAGAGAGGCTTCAGAAGGCTTCAGATGATATCTATAAAGCTCGCCTTGAGGAAGAACTTGGGGTAATTGCCTCAAAGAATTTTGCCTCATACTTCTTGGTGGTGGCAGATATGATTAACTGGGCTAAAGACAATGATATACGAGTTGGCCCAGGCCGTGGTTCTGCAGCAGGCTCTTTGGTCTGCTACGCTCTAGGAATTACAGATGTTGATCCAATTAAATATGACCTTTTGTTTTTTAGATTTATTAACCCTGAGCGTAATGACTTTCCAGATATTGATACAGACTTTGAAGACCGACGTAGAAAAGAAGTTAAAGACTATTTAAAGAAGAAGTTTAAACACGTTGCCTCTATCTCAACGTACACCTATTTTAAAGATAAGGGTGTTGTTCGTGATGCTGCTCGTGTATTCATGGTTCCTCTTCAAGAGGTAAACCGTGCACTAAAACCAGTAGATACTTTTGAAGACTTTATTGATTCTCCAAATACAAAAGAGTTTAGAACACGTTACCCAGAAGTTGTTTGGCTAGCAGAAAGATTACGTGGTCGTATTCGTTCTGTTGGTGTACACGCTGCTGGAGTTGTTGTTGCTAAAGACGATATTAGAAAATATGCTCCTGTTGAATCTCGTGAAGACGCACAGGATAAGGTGTCAGGAAGAATTCCAGTCGTAGCATACGATATGGATACTGTTGCAGACATTGGCCTTATTAAACTAGATGCACTGGGACTTAAAACATTATCTGTTATGTCGGATACTCTTAAATCAATTAAGGGCAGAACTGGCAAAGATATAAATCTTTCCGACCTGCCTCTTGATGATCCTAAAGTTTATAAGATGTTAAGCGATGGATATACAAAGGGTGTGTTTCAGGCCGAAGCAACACCATATACAAACCTTCTTATTAAAATGGGTGTTGATAAGTTTGAAGACCTTGCTGCATCAAACGCACTAGTGCGTCCAGGCGCAATGAATACTGTGGGTGCTTCGTATATCAAGCGTAAGCACGGGGATGAGGCAGTACAGTTTATTCATCCTATTATGAAGCCGTTTACCGAGAACACTTATGGTGTTATTATATATCAAGAGCAAGTTATGCAAGCTTGCGTCCACTTAGGTGGCATGTCTTGGTCAGAGGCTGATAAGGTCCGCAAGATTATTGGAAAGAAAAAAGATGCAAAAGAATTCGACCAATTCAAGGATCGCTTTATTGATGGGGCTTCAAAGCACATTTCTAAGAAGCAAGCCGAAACGCTCTGGCATACTTTTGAGGCTCACGCTGGTTATTCTTTTAACCGTTCCCACGCTGTTGCTTATTCTATGCTGTCTTATTACGCTGCTTGGCTTAAGACTTATTATCCTCTTGAATTTATGTTTTCAATTCTTAAAAATGAAAATGATAAAGATGCAAGAACAGAATATTTAATTGAGTCCAAGCGACTAGGTCTTCGTGTATCTCTTCCACACATAAATGAGTCTGACATTTACTTCTCATTGCAAAAAGATAGAATTGTGTTTGGCTTAGCTGAAGTTAAATTTATTTCAGATAGCATTGCTAATAAAATTATTGATCAAAGACCATTTAAAGATTATGCTGACTTTATTGACAAAGCCTCAAAGAAAGGTAGTGGAATTAACAGCCGTGCTATTGCGGCACTTAATGCAATTGGCGGGGCGGCATTCGATGACAACCTTAGAACGGGTAATGAAAAAGATAATTATTATGAATATTTAGGTATACCTACATTTAACCTAGAAGGAATACCTCCAAGAATTAAAGCTCAAGCAAGACCAATTGAAGACTTTGAAGACCTAGGTTCGTTTGTAATGTTTGGAATGGTCAAGTCAATTAAACGTGGAAACGGATGGGCTAGAGTAGAGCTGGTAGATGAAACAGGATCAATTGGGTTATTCCATACGGAACAAACTCAAATTGAAACTAATCAGATGTATTTTATTCTTGTAGGAGATAATCGTATTGCAAGATATATTAAGGTAAGCGACATAGACCCAAAGAGTGGAGATATATTTGTTGACTATCTTTATAGAAAAGAGTATGATCTTGAAGAGGATGAGTATACTGTTGTTAACTTTACTCCCTATGTTACTAAGGCGGGTAAAACAATGAGCCATATTGTACTCTCTAATAGCAATAAAGAGCTAACAAGAGTTATTGCTTTCCCAACAATGTATAAGATGTCTTTAGCAAGAATGCGTGAAGGAATGAAGTGTAAGGTTGTTCTATCTACTTTAGATGATGGAACTTTAATGGTAAAGGAAATAAAATGACAGAAGAAACAAGCCCACAAGATATTTTAGGAGCAATGAATGCAACACGAGTTCTTGTTTCTATTTTAGAAACAGTTAAGAATGTTGAAGTTTCAGTAGACACTTTTGTAAATCTAGATGCAGAAAATCGTGAACTAAATATTGATTACGATGGAGACAAAAGAGTCTTTAATTTCTCATTAAAAAAAGAGGAAAACAATGAATAGCAATGACGTATTAACAGAGTATGGACTAGATGCGCTTTCTGCTATATTGCATGAAACAGCAATAGAAAAAGGATTTTGGCCCCATGAGATAGATACAAATATTGTTTGTACAAAATTAGCTTTAGTGCATTCAGAAGTAACAGAGGTTCTAGAGGCTATTAGAAAAAATAAACCCACTGAAGAAATTGTAGAAGAAATTGCAGATATATTAATTAGAACTTTAGATTTATATGCGGCTTTAAGAAATCATGAATGGGTTACAGAAAGCTTAGATGAAATTTTAGAAACAAAGATTAATATAAATAAAGAGCGACCAAGGCTTCACGGCAATTTATTTTAATGCTATACTATAAAAAAGAGAGAGTATAAATGAGCATAGATATCGATAATATATTAGCAAAGCTAGATCCAAAAACACGAGCAAGAGTTCAGTCAGCACAGGATGTACAAGTTGAAAAACAACTTACCCCTAGCATTGGATTAAACTTTGCATTGCGTGGCGGTCTAGGATACGGCAGACAAGTTCTGGTATGGGGCAATAAGTCTGCTGGTAAATCCTCTTTCTGCCTACAAATGATTGCTCTTGCACAAAAAGAAGGCAAGACATGTGCCTGGATTGATGCAGAAGCTTCTTACGATCAGTCTTGGGCTGAACGGCTAGGAGTAGATTCTTCTTCCCTTATTTACTCTCCAGCAAAAACCGTTAACGATATGGTTGATGTTGCTACTAAATTAATGGATGCAGGTGTAGATATGATTGTAGTAGATTCAATCTCAGCATTACTTCCTGCAATTTATTTTGAAAAAGATGGAAATGAAATGAAAGATTTGCAAGACACAAAGCAAATCGGCGCTGAAGCAAAGGATATGACCCACGCAGTCAAAATGTTAAACTATGCAAACAAAAACACATTACTTGTTCTCATCTCACAACAACGAAATCAGTTTGGATCTATGCATGCTAGTCACATCCCCACAGGTGGCATGGCAGTCAAGTTCTTTTCTTCCACGGTCATTAAGCTCTGGTCGTCTGAGGCTGAGGCTAATGCTATTAAAGCTGGGGTTAAAGTTGGCGACAAAATCATTGAGCAAAGAGTCGGCAGACCAGTTAACTGGATTATTGATTACAACAAACTCGGTCCCCCAAATCTATCGGGACAATACGACTTTTATTACCAAGGGGAAACTCTTGGTGTAGATAGCGTAGGAGAAACTTTAGATGTTGCAGAAATGTGTGGCATTATAGAAAAGGGTGGCGCATGGTATACAGTAAATGGAGAGCGCTTTCAAGGACGTGCAAAGGCTGTAGCATATTTAAAGGAAAATCCAGATGTTGTAGACAGCTTAATCGGAGAGATAAATGCCAAGCATTGATGAATTTCTTAATAAGCCAGAAAAAATATTTTCTCCAGAACTTGAAAGACTAGGTGGAGTTAAGCCTTGTAGCAAGTGCGACAAAGATTCGGAAGAATATTTTTGGGATGCAATTAATATGACAGTGTCTTGGGAGTGCCCAGACGGACATAAGAATTCATTTACGGTTCAGTAATGTCAGAAAGATCAGAAGTAAAACGTGATGGTGCTAAGGCTCAAAAAAATAGTGGCCGTGGTGATTATCAAAAAGGTGATGCTAAGTGGAATCAGTTCCTTGTGGATTATAAAGAAGCAAAGGCATCATTTAATTTAAACAAAGATGTATGGGCTAAAATCTGTACAGATACTTTTAAGGTAAGTAGGGATATGCATCCTGCTCTTAAAATTATTATCGGTGAGGATTCCAAGGTTCGTCTTGGAATCATTGAGTGGTCAGTCTTAGAAGACTTGATCGCATTCTGGGAGGAAAATAATAATGGCTAATCCAACAATTACAATAGTTGGTCGTGTAGGGCAAGATCCAGTTAAGCTTAATGGAGGCGGAGTTAGACTACGTATTGTATCTAATGACCGTGTAAAGAATGATTCAACGGGTAACTGGGATGACAAAGATACATCTTGGTGGACTGTCAAGGCATGGAAGAGTTTGGCAGAACAGAGTATTGCTACCCTTAAGAAGGGCCAGGAAGTAGTTATAGTAGGTAAGATTTATGAAGAGACGTGGAAAGATAAAGAAGGCAATAGCAGAACATCTTATGATGTAAATGCGGACACAATTGCAGTCACTACATGGTCTCTATCAAAGGGAGATTCAAATGGATCTAAACAATTCCCTAAGTCAGACTCATGGTCAGCCCCTGCTAAATGGGACATTACAGAGTCAGAGGTTCCATTTTAATGAAAGAATTATTCTTCACAACCGTTACTGGAATTGCAGTAGGCGGAGTATTCAGTATATTTAAGTTGCCAATTCCTGCCCCACCAGTATTCGCTGGACTAATGGGAATTGTAGGGCTATGGATTGGGTATGCTTTAATTCAAAAGGCATTCGCATGACAGCATTTCTTATGGGACTAATGGTTGGGTTTGTAATTGGATACCCTGTAGGGCTATTTCTAGACAAGTGGGATAAGAGGATAAAAAATGGCTGAAGATAAAAATACTCTTGAGTTAATTAGTGATATTACAGAATTTAACGATCTGCACGAGTTCATGAAAGATGAACACTTAGACAGAGCTCTTTCAATTGTGGTAAAATTGTTAATGAATCCTGATGTCCCATCAGCAAAAGCACCACATTTAATTATGGAGCTTCAGGCAATGTCAACAAAGTTTGCAGTGCTTGCATCTGTATATTCTACAATTGCTAAGGACAAAGCGGGAACAGTAAACAATAACAAAAAGAATATATATTATTCTGTAAAAGAGTCCATAGACAAATTGGTAGATGCGCTTAAATATGTTGTGAGGTACAACTCGTGAAAAACAAAATAATCATATCGTTATTTGTAGTAGTTTCTTTTGCATTTACGATACAAGCGTTCGGAGTAAAGCCTTCTTGCATAAATCTATATGTAGACTATGGATCTCTTGCCAAACAAAATAAATTTAACGAATGCATAGAGCAAGACAATATAAATGCATTAGATTTTATAAAACAATCTGGATACAGTACAGAGGGAACCGTTAAATACGGAGATGCAGTATTATGTAGGTTAAACAATCTTCCTTCAAGCAAAGAGGAATCTTGTAGTGAGATGCCTCCTGAAGATGCATACTGGGCAGTAATTATAAAAAAGAAACAGGTTCTTCTTTTCCCAAGAAATGAGTGGGGCTGGGCAGAAAAAGCAATTAATGAAACAACTTTGTACGCTGGTGACAGTATAGGGTTGGTTTTTTCAAGTGATGGAGAATTGAGATGGCCTTAAATTTATTGGATAAGCCAAATAAAACAAAAAACAAAATATCGATAGAGTATGCAATTCAGCTAGCAGTTACGTTATTCATAATGTATATTGTTAATAAAATTGGAATTGATATTTGGAGAGCGATAAAGGGACACTGATGGTAATACTAAGTAAGATTTATACCAAAACAGGTGATGATGGCCAAACGTCTAATGCCAACAACGATAGAGTTTCTAAGGCTAGCCCTATTATGGAAGCCATCGGCGCTGTAGATGAGGCTAACTCTGCTATTGGAATGGCAATCGATGAATATAATGACATTATCGAAAGAGTTCAAAGCGACCTATTTGACCTTGGCGCAGAGCTTGCAGGTGCCGAAACAATAAAAATATCTGAAAATAGGATTATATATTTAGAGAATGTAATTGATGACTATAATGAATACCTAGAGCCACTTAGATCTTTTGTTTTGCCTACTGGAGCATTGCATAATGCAAGAACTATCGTTAGAAGAGCAGAGCGTGAAGTTTGGAAAATAAAAAATATTAATCCAAACATTGCTAAATATTTAAATCGTCTATCAGACCTACTGTTTGTTATGGCTAGATATCACAACAAAGGAAAAGAAAAAATGTGGGTGCCAAACAATGGGTAGAGATATAGTAAAGAACCTTAAGTTTAAGAAGCATACTGGCAAGCACTTCGACCCAGAACTATTTGCACAGTTGCTTGATGAGTCGTATCGAAATACTAAACGTGCAGATGGCGAGATGACAAAGAAGTCATTTAGCCCAAGTTCGCTGGGATACGGTCATGGAACCTGCCCAAGATATTGGTATATGGCTTTCTCTGGAGCAATGTTTATTGATGATAACGATGCAGTTGCAGTTGCTAATATGGCACAAGGCACACAGGCACACGAAAGACTACAAAAACTTATTTCATCTATGCCACAGTTTAAGGCAGAAGAAGAAGAGATTCTTAACGAGTATCCACCAATTAGAGGATTTATAGACCTTATTATGGAGTACGATGGTGAAACCGTAATCGGTGAAATCAAGACGGCTAAGCAAGAAGTGTGGGATACAAGACAGTCTGAGATGAAACCTACAGCTAACCATATGCTTCAATTGCTAACATACATGAAGCTAAAGAATGCTAAAGAAGGTTTCTTTCTATATGAGAATAAAAACACACAGGAGATCCTTGTCATTCCAATTTCAATGAATGAAAAGAATACTAAAATAATTGAAGATACCTTTACTTGGATGTGTGAGGTTTGGGATAACTTTAAAGATGGTGACCTTCCAATGCGCCCTGCAGGTGCTTCAAAATCAAAGATGCCTTGCACATACTGCCCAGTTAAAAAAGAATGCTATTCAAAAGAAACACCTTTAGGCACTGTTCAAATTGAAAAGTTTGAGGTTCCTCTTGTATGATTTGCGAAAATAAGGAGTGTAAGAAAAAGTTTACACCCAAGACACATAATCAAAAGTATTGCAAGGATGAGTGCTGTAGAATTGCAACTAATAAAAGAATTATGGAAAAGTACTATGAGAAAAAAGCAATTAAAAATGGGGCTGAGAGGCTTTGCAAAAAATGCAACATACAATTAAGCAGGTATAATAAGAATAACATATGCTCATCTTGTGAAAAGAATATAAATACAGGGAATGTTAATTCTATTTTAAAGAGGATAAATGACGTTAGCTAGCTTAAAAAAGATACAGGCCAATAGAGTCTTGGGGATAGATGCATCCACCAACTCTATTGCCTTTTGCCTTATGGAAAATGACATTCCTTTGAAGTGGGGAAAGATAGACCTAGTTGGGCAAGATATTTATGAGAAAATATATAACGCTAAATTAAGAATGAATATGATGCTTAAAGAATTAAAAAGTGATTATATTGCAGTAGAAGGTGCCATACTTGTCAGATCACCCGATGCTGTGATAAAATTGTCTTATGTCTATGGAGTTGTTATTGCTGAGCTTATGTCTACTGGTTCTAAGGTTATTACTATTAGCCCATCCTCGTGGCAGGCGCACATTGGCAACAAAAATCCTACGAAAGATGAAAAGTCTGCAATAAGATTAGCCAACCCAGGATATGCAGATTCCTGGTATAAGAATCAGTTACGCAATATGAGAAAGCAGAGAACTGCTGACTACTTTAATAGAAAGTATAATTTAAATGTGGTGGATTTTGATGTTGCAGATAGCTTTGGTATTGCACATTATGCTAACAAAGTACTAACTGAAAGATGAAGTATTATCAAAGCAAAGACTGGCTATATAGAAGATATATAATTCAAAAGAAAACTGTTACAGAAATAGGAAAAGAATGCGGAGTTTCTGCAATGACTATACAAAGGTACCTAGACCAGTTTGGATTAATTAAAAAGCGATGAATACTATTAACCCATCATCACAATCGATTACATTTTCTAAAGCATTAGATTCGTTCTACGTTTATACTGGAGACTCCACAGATAGGTATGTTCAAGCAACATGCAGGAACAGCGGGCATTGGGATATAGAGCTTACGCAATGGATGATAACCAATATACAGCCAGGGTGGACTTGTCTTGATGTAGGCGCAAACATATTTTACTTTACAGAAGTGATGGCAAGAACTGTGGGCAATCTTGGGTCGGTGTTGGCTTTTGAACCAATCACTAGACTTTGTAGATCATACGAAACATCTAGAACCTTTAATGAATACTCAGATGCTGGAAAAATAGAGGTATTTAATATTGCCTTGTCTAACAAAAAAGATAATTTAGTTCTAAATATATGGGAAGAAAACATAGGCGGATCGGGAATTGTAAATCAACACCAGTCTGGTAATCATGGTCAACATGGTAATTTTCATACAGAAGAAATTTTTGCTGATAGATTAGATTCAATATATAATGGCAAAATTGATTTTATTAAGATGGATGTAGAAGGACATGAGCGGTTTGTATTTGAAGGCTTTTCTGAAGAAGCGTGGAAATGTCCATTACTTGTTGTTGAGCTAGGGGCTGGACAACCAGATGAATTTTTAGTAGAATTAAATGATAAATATACAATGGAATTTTTAAATGGGGAAGCGGCCACATTTGAAAGAATTAAACAGCATGATGTCGTAAACGTCTTGCTTAGGAGAAAATAATGGCGGGATATCCAGAAAAAGATAATGGCTATCAGATGTGGATTACAGATCTACAGCTTATGGCAACAGATGCTCCTTCAGGGCATAAAATTATTAGACAGTGTCTTGAGATTGCACAGATGCTAATTGAAAAGAATATATCATATGGAGACTCAGCACTTAGTCCAATTCGTATATTTTCCCAGGCGGACAATCAAGAGCAGATTAAAATCCGCATTGATGATAAGATAAATAGAATTAAGAATGGATCTGGCTTCGCTGGAGATAATGATATTGATGACATGATTGGATACTTAATCCTTTTAAAGATTGCAAAGGCTAATTCCAATTGACATTTTAGTCGACTAGAAGTATACTGTATTAATGAGCGAAATAGAATTATCACAGCATTTTGACAGAATGAATAGGGTAGTTGAAGAACTCCTTAAAGGAAGTACGCCTACTCAGATCGCTACAATTACAGGTATCCAGCGCAAAGAAGTTATTGAATTAATTGACGACTGGAAAGACGTTGTGCATAACGATAGCAACATCAGAGATCGTGCTAGAGAAGCTATTTCAGGGGCGGATCAACATTATGCAATGCTTATCAAAGAAGCTTGGAAAACGGTAGAAGATGCAGATCAATCTGGCCAGCTAGGAATTAAGTCTGGCGCATTAAAGCTTATTGCTGATATAGAAACTAAAAGAATTGCAATGCTGCAGTCTATTGGCGTATTAGAAAATAATGAAATTGCCGCACAAATTGCAGAGACAGAAAGAAAACAAGATATCCTTGTTAGGATTTTAAAAGAGACCACTTCAACATGCCCTAAGTGTAAGATGGAAGTTGCAAAAAGATTGTCTCAAATAACTGGAGTGGTTGAATCAGTTCCAGTAGAGGAAGCCAATGTCGTTTGAGTTTACCGATCTTATCGATATGCTCGATGGAGAGGAGTTTGATGAAAAACCAGTCGATCTTAAAACGTTTGTTAGAAGTCCAGAATACCTTGGGCTTCCAGAACTTTCAGACTATCAATACACGCTTATCGAAAAAAGCTCCCAGATTTATAAAGAGTCAACGCTCATCAAGCTTTTTGGAGAAGAAGAGGGAAGAATAAGGTTTAAGCAAACTGCTAATGAAGTTGTTGCTCAGTTAGGAAAAGGATCTGGAAAAGACTACTGTTCAACTATTGCGGTATCATATATAGTATATTTACTATTGTGCCTTAAAGATCCAGCAACATATTATGGAAAGCCCCCAGGCGATAGCATTGATATTATTAACATTGCTATCAACTCTCAACAGGCAAGCAACGTTTTTTTTAAAGGATTTAAAACACGCATTGACAAATCCCCTTGGTTTGCTGGAAAATATAATGACAAAGCTTCGGAAGTTAAATTTGATAAAGCTATTACAGTACACTCAGGTCACTCAGAACGTGAGGCATGGGAAGGATATAACGTAATCGTAGTTATCCTTGATGAGATTTCAGGATTTGCAATTGACAATACAACAGGCCATGAGCAGGCAAAGACAGGCGCAGCTATATACGATATGTACCGTGCATCCGTAGATTCTCGTTTTCCAGACTTTGGCAAAGTAATTTTGCTTTCATTCCCTAGATATAAGAACGACTATATACAGCAAAGATATGATGCCGTAGTAGCACAAAAAGAAACCATTGTTCGTGATCATAAATTTAAAATGGATGAAGACCTTCCAGATAATACACAGGGAAATGAATTTAGTGTTGAGTGGGAAGAAGACCACATATTGTCTTATAAAATTCCAAAAGTCTACGCACTTAAGAGACCGACCTGGGAAATAAATCCAGTAAGAAAAATTGATGATTTTAAGGTTGCATTTTTTACTAACCCTCTTGATGCTCTATCACGTTTTGCATGCATGCCACCAGATGCAGTTGATGCATTTTTTAAATCAAGAGAAAAGGTTGAGAAAGCTTTTAATAAAGCACACCTTGCAGTAGATAATTTTGGCAGACTTGAAGAGTGGTTTATTCCAGATCCAGATAAAGAATATTTTATTCACGTAGACTTAGCGCAAAAGCATGACCATTGTGCAGTAGCAATGGGCCATGTAAACAAGTGGGTAAACGTTAAAGTCACCGATAGCTATTCACAACCAGCCCCTGTTGTTGAAATAGATGCAGTCAGGTTTTGGACACCAACAAAAGACAAGTCTGTAGATTTTACTGAAGTAAAAGATTACATTCTTTCTTTAAAGACACGAGGATTTAAAATTCGTGTATGTACTTTTGACAGATGGAACTCTCATGATATGATGCAACAACTAAAACAATACGGCATCAATACAGAGATTCTATCTGTCGCTAAAAAGCATTATGATGATATGGCAATGATTGTGGCAGAAGAAAGACTTTCTGGGCCTCACATACAGTTACTTATAGACGAGTTGCTTCAGCTTAAAATAATGAGAGACAGGGTTGACCACCCAAGAAAAGGCTCAAAAGACTTGGCGGATGCAGTTTGTGGTGCTATTTACAATGCAATTAGCAGAAGTAAATTTGATACAAATCAAGAAATAGATATACATACTTATGAATCTATGAGCTACGACAATGATTTTGGAACAGAAAATGATGGCGAAACAAACTCATATAATCTAATAAGGGCACCAAGAATGCCAGGAAATTTACGAGACGCAATGGATAGGATGCAAATAATATGAGTACGTATCAAGAAAAAGCAAAAGAATGTAAATGCTGTGGCAAGCATGTTCCGCTTCCTACAGTATTAAAAGAATACAACGGGGTGACCTTGTGCCCGACTACATTTGCCAATGTTGTTGAATATAAAAGAATTTGGAACCTGGCGGGCTCAAGACCAATGGGCAACGTTAGAAAGCATTTTTCTGAGTACGTTCAGCAGATAGTAGAGTCCACAATAAATGATTAAAACAATTTTTTATAATGTTTATATATATTTTTATAGAAAAAAAAGCAAAAGAAATATTAAAAAAAGAGGGGACTATATTTACTGATGTCTGAAGAAAGCAGATTCTTTAACTCATTACTTGGTAATGATAAATTTGTTTATAATAGCAATCAAAAAAATAATTTTTTATATCCTACTTTGCAAAACTTGTCTGTCCCTCATTCTGGTAGACCACGTCTTTGGGGCCCAGATCAAGGAGAGCATTACATAGAAAATTCAAAAAAATGTTTTTATAAAGATCACCCAGACTATAGCTTGTTTAATCAAGAAAAGTATACATTTAACAGACAATGGTATAGGGGAGAAGATTTTATTAGCGGTAGCCCAGCCGAAGTTGTTGTTGCGGGATGTTCGCAAACTTGGGGTACTGGGTTACCAGATAGTTTAATCTGGCCTAATTTATTAAAAGAAAAGTTAAATGCAAAAAGTTTAAACAATTTAGGGCAACCAGGCAAATCTTTAAGAGGTGTTGTAGAAATAATTTTTGCTTATTTTAAAGAAGTTGGTCACCCAAAAAACTTATTTATTCTTTTGCCTCCACTACATAGATTTAGGACGGCAAGGACTCCTAATTTTATGCATTCAAATCAAGTTCACAGCCATAACGATATATTAGTTGATGCAAATGTTTATAGAAATAACAACAGCAAATTTTTTAAGATTCCATTAAATTTGCAAGAGGTTTTAACAGAAGAAATTGCATATGATCAATCACTTTCTTATTTAAGAGTTTTAGAACAATATTGTAAAAACTTTGATATTAATTTAAAGTACACAGTTTGGTACCCAGATGACAAAGACCTATTTGATGATATTAGTAATAAAAATGGTTATTATGAAAACTATGTTTCAATTGATTGTGCATGGTTTAATGAAAGATTTTTTGAAGGGGAGCACCCCAGCTGCCATGAAGATATGGCAAATGATGTAAGGTATAGAATGTTTTGGAAAATAGCAAATGATTATCTTTTTCATGAAAATGCCCACATAGGTGCTCACGCAAGCATTCACATTGCAGAAAAGTTTTATGAGGAGGTTTTTAATGGATCAACACGGAACTAAAAAATATTTTGATTGGTACATGGGTTTAAACGAAAAGACATCAAGAGTTATTTGCTCTAACAAAATAGAAGATCAAATATATGTAAATAGATTTCCGAGGGAATCAAAGATTTTAAATAATTGGAGTCATTTGGGAGTTGATACCTCTATAAATAAATATGGTTTTAGAGATAAAGATTTTTTTGAAAAGGCAGATTTATTAATTAATGGGTGCTCTCAAACATGGGGTACAGCATTGCCAGAAAAGTATAGATTTTCTAACATAATACAGGAAAG